AACTATATGTTTTTAGTATTTGTTACTATCATGTCAAGTTTGTTCCCGAAATCAAGAATATTCTTGGTGTATTTCGCAATGTTCTCCAAATGGCTATTGGTTATAACTTGTTGGTTCAAGATGTTACGTAATTCAGTGTTGCAGTTTGTGGCGACTGACGAGAGAGTGGAGATTGTAGTTACTGCGTCAGTGAATATTGCTATTATTTTCAAATCGGCTTCGTACATGGCGGTAAACCTGCCATACAGGGCGTCACCGGTTTCCTGTGACATTGTTGTACTATATCCTCTTGATGCCTGCTGCTGTGAGGCAGACGAAGACGTTTTATCGTAACCCGTGGCTTCGGCCAGCTTGTCACGTTCCGCCGTAGCGTCAGCCGCAATGTCGTCCCATTCCTTACGCAGTTGTTTGAGTTCGTCGTCAGTCAAAACGCCATCCTTCATGGCTTCGGCAAAATCGGTGTACCACTCCTGTATCCTGTCCTTGAACATCGTGCCTATTTTGTCGGAGAGCATGGCACGCATCATGTATTCCGAAAAGTCGTCGGCAAAATCCTCCGCACTCGCTTCCATATCCATGAGCGTGTCGATGAAACTGTCGTACACACTGTCGAAGGATATTTGCGTAAGGGTCTCATTCAGGGTGTTTTCGATTTCTTCCAGTTTCCCGGCTTGGTCTATGTAGTCGTCCAACTTTTCAGCCAAACGACCTCCATAACCGCCTTTGCCGGTATTCTGAATTTGCGTCCACATATCAACATTACCCTTCAGTATCTTCATCTCCTCAGGCGACAAATCCCAAAGGTTTCCGTTCCAGTCGCGGCCTATCTGTTCGCTCAGTTTGTCTATCTGTTCTTGAGAGAAACCACCCCAGTAGTAATTCCAACTGTGATGTGAACCATGATAGCCTGCTTGAGCTTTGGCCATTTCAAGATAATTCTGATTGACTTCCTGCTGATATTCCTTTGCCTGCTCTGCGGCATCAACGCTTTTTATTGCTCCGTTGGAATCCTTCATGGTGTCATTCAATGCTTCTATGCTGGACTGTAAGGATTCGTTTCGGTCTGTAAGCCTGTCGATTGTGGCTTGCACTTCCTTTGCATTACTTGAACTGGTCCACGACGAGAAACCTCCGAAGGTGATAGTGTCAAGTATACCGCCAACGCCGTCAACCACGGACCGCAACGGCTTGGTTATTATGCCGCCGCTGAATATGTCGTCGAGGATGCCGTTTATCGAGCCAAGTACTGTATCATATAAATTTGACACTATTCCACCTATCCCTCCTTTAGCGAGCATATCTAACATTCCGAGTATGGCAGAGATTATCTCACCTGCGAGGCCGCTGTTGCCCAACGCTTCAGAAAGGGTCTTGGCGGCATCGCTATCCTTGCCGAGCAACGACTGGAAGCCCTTTGCAATGGCGTTGCCTGCCTTTTGCGTGATGTTTCCGCCAAATAACTTGTCAAGCGACATTACTCCTTCTCCGATGCCTTGCAGGCTGCCTGACGACAGACCTCTTAATCCTTCGGCAAGCCCATCGAACATGGCCTTGGCCTCTGTTGCCGACGAGTTGAGCGAGGTTGTGGTCTCCTGTACTTGTGCGCCGAAAACCATAACTTCTTCCGAAGCGGCGTTGAACGCTTCTTGCGCTTCGTCAACGGCGGACTGCGCAGCGTTTATTATTTCTTGGCTCAATCCGCCACGTTTTGCAGCGTCAAGCGTTGATTTGGCGTCAGCCAGCTTTTCTTCGGCAATGCGCGCCTTGTCAACGGCTGCGGCATATCCGTGCATGGCTTCCTGGTACGCCTTCATGTCGTCGGAAACGCGCTTGAATATGTCGCTGTCCCATGCGGCGTTGGCGTTCTCCAGCTTTTCTATGAGCTCGTAAAGCACCTGTTGTTCTTCAAGGCTTGATTGCTTAAACGTGTCGGAGTTGGCAATCTGCCTTAGCCTGTCGATGGTGGGCTGCAACTGGTCGCGGAACATCGTGCCAAAGTCGCCGAACACGCTGCCCCAGTCGATGTTCTGCTTGATTGCATTGATTTCAACCTGTTGCAAGGCGCGGTCGCGTTCAGCCGTAAGCGACAGCCTTTCTCCCTCGTTCTGCGCGTTCTTTATCTTCTCTGCGTACTCCTCTGCGATGGCGAGCTTCTGCTGCTGGAACGTGCCGTACTCCTTCAGGTAGTCGCGCATGGCCTGCGCCTCGGCGGCATACACTTCGTTGGTCTGCCGTTCGCGCTCTTTGGCGGCGTTGTCCGTGGCCTTTTGCAGTGCATTTTGCTGCTCCTTGGTAAGTCCGTCCGCACCAAGCCCTTGCAGCCCGGCTTCCTTGTTCTTCTTCTTGAACTCGGCCTCCTGCTTGTCAATTTCTGCGATGCGCTTCTTGTAGTCGTTGTCGATTTCGGCAAGGCGTTTCTTAGTGCCTTCTTTTTGCAAGGCTATGCCGTCGTCGATGTTCTTCTGTTCGAGAAAGAGCAAATCATTGTTCAGCTGCTCTTGGGCGCGCTTGCGCTTTTCTTCTTCACGCTTGCGCTCGTTCTCTGCCTTGCGTGCTGACGATTGGTGTTGTTTGCCAGTCTGCGGTTTCTGTCCAGTTAATGTTTCAAGCGTCCTTTGTGCCGATTGCAATTCCTTAGTCTTTTCATTAATCGACTTCTCTACTGTTTCCCCAAGTTTTGGCAGGATTTTTCCTTTGCGTAAGCCTTGAATGTCGGCTGTGAGCTTATTTATATTCTCTCTCGCAGTCTTAACTTCATCTGCGACGGTGGCGGTATTTTCATATTGCCCTGTAAGATAATTGAAATGCTTTTTCGCATTGTTAAGAGCTGTTTGCGCCGACTTGTAATATGCTTGGAAAGTGAATGGGATGACAAGCGAACCGTTTGCCTCCCATTCGTTTTTCATGGCGATTATGCTGTTTAGGATTTTAGTCTTTTCCTGTTCTTCAAGGCGCAAGTTCAAATCCATGGGGTTGTCTTCCTGCTTCTTCCTTAATGCATCGAGTTCTTTCTCTGCGTTGGCTATGAACTCGTCGAGATTGCTCTGCCCTGTGGCGTAATTTATGTTTTCATTGCCTTCCTGAAATTCATAGGCAAGCGTTATCGCACGGTCGTAGAAGTCGAAGATGCTCTGCTTTACGGCTTGGTTGTCTTCGGCCTCTTTCAAGCGGACTTCTATCGGCCTTGCATCTTCTTCAGCCTGTCTGCGTAAATATATGATGTTGGTCAGCTTGCTTTCCCATTGGTCAAGTGCTGCTTGGCTTTGTTCAAGTTGGTCTGATAAGAATATGGCGTTTTTTCCGCCATTATATCTCAAATCGCTGCTTATCTGCTCTTTCCATTTTGCTACTGCTTGCGTATATTCTTCCACCTTGTTTTTAACCTCATCATACTTGGCCTCGTCAATAGATGCTGCCACCTGTTTTTGAGCGTCGGCGAAATCAACAGTTGCGAGCGCGGCCTGTGAATATTTATCAGTAAGCTGCGGAGCAAGTGTTGACAATTGCTGGTACGCCTCGGCCTGTTGGAACTCGGTAGCAGTCTCGTCCTGTATGGTACGGATAAGACTTTCTATCTTAGACTGCCTTTCTTGCAGCTTGCCGTTAAACTCGTCCCATGCTTCGTTGGTTTTCCTAATAGCCTTTTCATGCGCAGTTTCAGCAGTTACAAGTTTGTAGACGGCATACGTGGCTCCTGCAATGGCGGCGGCTATCCAAAACAGGGGGCTTGACAGCATCGAGGCGTTCCATGCGTCCTGCACCCTTTTGCATAAGGTGACGACTGACGCCCACACTCCCTTGGCCGCAGTGTCGGCGGCTGTCTTTGAGGTGTTGAGTGTCTGTGCGGCGGTGTTGGCTTCTGTTGCGGCGGTTTCGGCGGCTTTGGAAGCGGTTGCCACATTGTTCCTTGCCGTCTGCAACTGCTTGGCGGCGGTGTTCCTTTCAACGGCGGCGATGTTGAGGTTTTCCTCTGCGGTAGCTATCTTCGTGGCGTCTCCGAGTTGCAAGGCTGCGTCGTAAGCCTGCTGGCAGACTGACACCTTGTCTTCTGCGGCTTCCAGTTCCAAGGCCCGTTGTGCGGCAATGGCGGTGGCCTCATTGTATGACGCTTGTGCGGCGGCGGCTTTCTGTTGAAGTTCCGTGACGTATGCTGCGGCTTCTTCCCTCATGGCTGCGATATGCTCAGCCTTTGCCTGTGTCAGGCTTCCGTTGGCCACTGCTTCCTGCAAGTCCGTGCTTGCGGTTTGCTGCTTCAACGGTACTATCTTCTGAAGCTGCGCAATTTCTGCGTCATATCCAAGATTGGTGGTTGCGGTGTTGATTGCAGACACGGCAAGCATTTGAGCCTTGTAAAGCCCTACGGCACCGGCGGCTGTGACAATGGCGACCAGCCGCCAATGCTCTACAAGGAAAGACACTACAGACAGTGAGGCGTTGATAATCCCTTCTGATTGTTGCCCGAGTTCGTTGAATGCCATGTTGATGCTGTCCTTGATGTTGCTTATCTGGCCTGTAATGGTATGCGACTGCGCTTCCATGAGACCGCCGAACTTGCCGCCCTCGTCAGTGAGGTTCTTAATGGCTTGTTCTACTTGTGGGAAACCTACCTTGCCGTCAGTGACAAGTTGTTTCACCTCGCTCTCGGCAACTCCGAACTGTTTGGCCAATTCGGCTATCATAGGTATGCCTCGGCCTGTAAACTGGTTCAAGTCCTCGGTGTACATACGGCCTTGCGTGAGGGTTGTTCCGTACAGCCAGGCGAGGTCGCCTATCTGCAAGCCCAAACCAGCCGCGATGTCACCCAACCTTCGCATTGTGTCGGTGACTTTTTCGGCTTCAAGTCCGTAGGCGAGCAACTGTTTGGCTCCTGAAGCCACGCCTTTGAGGTCGAACGGCGTAGTGGCTGCAAGCTCAACAAGCTGCCCCATCAGGGCGTCGGCCTTTTCTTTACTGCCGAGCATGGTGTTGAATGCGACTTCCAACTGCTGGAACTCGCCCCTGACGTTGGCAAGGGTGGTGATGAACTCCTTGGCGGTAAATCCGACAAAGGCGGTATTGGCAAGGCTCTTGATTTTGTCGAAAACATCCTCGATGCTCTTGCCGCTGCTCTCGACCACCTGTTGTGTACGGCGCACTCCGTCCTGCACGCCCCTGAAAGCGTTAAGCACGTTGCTGTTGTCTCCTGTTATGTCAAATTTTATCCCGGCCATTGTTTGTTGAGTTATGTGTTATCCTGATAATCCTTGGAAATGCCGCTGTTTTTCGCTATGCGGCCATTAAAAGCGGAGGGTGAAAGGTTGTAAGGGATGAAGTTTTTGAAGCCGTTGGGCGTTTTTTTTATATGTCAATCCTGTAAATGTCACTTCCAACTATGCGCCCTGATTACTTCCCTCATAGCTTCAGGGTCATTGCCGTCTATGATACTCCTCTTGTTGCGGATGCCGCACTTCTTCATTTCGTCGTCAGTGAGGTAGACCGACTTCACGCTGTCCTTCAGGAGCATCTGCAAGTTGGTGTAGCTTATTCCCCAGACAACGTAGTCGAACGTCCACCCGTAGCGTTCACAGGCGTTGTCTATCAGCGTGCCGTAGACGCTCTTCCCTCCGAACTGGAACGTGTTGCTTGACTGCTTGGCCTTAAGCACCTCGTTCATTCGCTGAAGCTCCTTGTCAATGCCAAGCTCGTGGATGAACTCGTGCGTCCTGTCTGACATTATGCACATCATAAGCAAAGTGGCGATGTCGCTTTCGTCAAGCTCATTGCCAAGGATGCCTTTCCTTGTGGCAACAGTCCTGGTGTTAAGCACCTGTTCCTTATCTTTCAGCGAGTGGTAGGCGATGAGCGAGAGGCAGTCGTCCCTTTTCGTCTTGGCAAGGCGCAAGGCTTCGGCGTATGGGTTTACCTTGAGGTTGCCGTAATCGACGCCGAGGTTTTGCATTACCCTTTGCGTAAGGTACATCTTGCCAATGGTGAGGGGGTATAAGCAGAAATGCCGCCTACCGACGCTGAACCCCTTGGGGCGGTCGATGACGGCATCCGCTATGTCCATTTGTAATGTCTTGTCCATTGCCTTGAATTTATAAAGGAGGGCGTTGTTTTACGTCCTGCCCTCCATAGGACTTCCTGAAAAATCCTTAAACCTTAAAAATTCAATTATGACAAATGAAAAAGAAATGTCAATTAGACATCTTCTTCAGGCGCGTCGATGTCGGTGAACTGCGGTTCTGTTGCGAGTTCCGCACCCTCCTGCAATGTCGAGAGATCCTGGTCTATCGTACACCACTTCACCATATTGCCAGTGTCGGGCGTAAGCGCGTCGTGGCGGTAGGTGAGAAGGCCGCCGTCGGTAGTGTCGAAGCCGTCGAGCAGGGTTACAACCGACGTGTCAATCTTGGGGCCGGGCACGGCATTGTTTTCGGGCTGCACGAACACTGCGTACCTGTGCGCGATTACACCGTCAACGTCATCAAACGGCTTCTTGCGCTTCTTGTTGCGCCTTATGGCGTATTCAAGCTGGTAAGTGTTCTTACCGTACTTCACATCCTCCGTGCCTCCACCCTCTACGGTGGCTTCCTTCTTGTCGCCTTCCGAAGGGGTGAGAACGCAGGTGTCCTCCTTTGGCGTGGGCAGGAGTTTCCATTTTGCCGAGGGGTCGTCAAGGTCTTTCACTATGACAAAGCATTTACCCCATCCTATTGGTTCGCTCATAACTTTATTCGTTTATGATTTGGTACAAAAGTTTATTGTTGATTAAATGTTCCCCCGTTCCTTCAACTTCCATTACCTGCTGTGTGTCTAGCGACAGGCGGAAGTCGTGTCCGCGGACATTCAGGAACAGGTCGAACGCAAGCTGGCAAAGCTGCCTCAAACGCGGCGAGCATTCCTCGTCTTGGCCGTCCACGTCGTCGTCCTTTACGTATATGTTGACATTCACAAAGGCTTCCTGCTGCTGCGCGGTCTTGTTAGACAGCACGGAGATTACAATGTCCTCGCTCTTGGAATTGTGCGGCCTCTTGGTCTTTTTCAAGACACCTGTGACTGCCTGCTCCAACTGCGAGTGGTTTATTATCTTGTAAACGTCGTCCTTTATGTCGATGTCCGATTTCATAACCGTAACTGGTTTATGCGTTTGACGGCCTTTCCAACGGCTTGTTTGAGCCTCGTGTCAACAACGGAGCGCGCCCACAGCTCTGTTGACGCAAGCACGTCCTTGTTCTCCTTGGCTTCAACGAAATCCGCATAATTCATCGCGGCTACGACAACCAATGCGTAGACTTTGGAATATTCAGATGCGAGTTCGGCAACCATCTTCCTTCCTTCGGCTGAACCTTCTGCGCCTCCCTTTACGGTAGCAAAGGAGGATTCTATCATTTTCTTGCCGTAGTCGTAAACGGAGTAACCTATGGAACTCCTTAGGTTGCCTGTCTGGTCGAACCAGCTTTCCTCGCATGGTCTGTCGCGGACTTTGCCTACGCTTTCCTCGCCGAGCTTGGCGAAGGCTTTGACAATATCTTCCTTGAGAATAACCACGGCCAAGCGGAAAAACTTGTTTACCGAGGACATCCGCGTAGTCATGCGCATTCCCATCTTAGACCCACATCTTGCATTGTTTTTGGTAGCGGTGGAAGCCAAGCACCTTGAACTCCCTTACATCGTCAGGATTGCGGAATAGCTTTATCCTTATCCTGTCACCGTATTTGAACTCACGGCACTTCACAGGCAGGTTGTAAATGGTGTATGAGTAGTTTTCCACCTGACCGTCAGGTATGGCGGTGGGCACAGCCTTCCCTGCCGGCACGATGTCGCACTTGCAGTAATCCTCAACCCATGCGGACGAGCCTTTGACGTAATCGCCAGTTGCGTCGTCAACGTGTCCGGGCGTTACCTCTTGGTAGTCCAATGAGTGCGCTGCGAAATCCAATACGGCCATGTTCAACCTCCTATGTAAACCATAGGCTGCCCCAGTTCGGGGCTTTCGCCTATGGAGTTGTAAAGGCTTCTTATGCGGACTAACAGCCGTTTCTTATCCTCGTCTGACAATGAGCCTACGCTCTTGTCTGACTCGGAGAAGTTGACAGCTTGCACGAGAGAGAAAAGGCAATCGGCAAGCGCACCTTTCCATTCCTTTGACCGGCTGACATCGAACGTGTATTCTTGGTCGCCGTCAAGGCTGCGCTCTATGAGCTTGTTCTCGACAAAGCCTTCGGGTATGGGATAGTGTATCTCGTCTATCAACGCTTGCCTGATTGTCTTCATGGGTCATTTACTCTTGAGGTGTTACACTTGCGAGAAGTTTCTCCTCGTCCTCGTCGCTCAAGGCGTTTATGGCCTTGATGATTGTCTCGTCAGTCGAGTTAGACTTGACATTGGCACCGAGGGCTTTCAGCGCGGCTATGAGGTCGGCTTTCTTGTATTTCTCGCCTTTGTACGTGGTGTACTGGTCGGTGCTGTCGGAAGTCTCGGCTTCTGTGTCCACCTCCTCAGCCTCGTCGGTGGCGAGGGAATAGATTTGGTCTACGTCCTCGATAACCGGCAATACGAGTGCCTGTCCGCTCGTCATCTCCTGGAGCGACGGCTCGTTCTTGGAATACTTGCTGATGAGCTTGTAGTTGTCAACGGTGCTGTACTGCACGCCTTCAACAGGGTTGGTGGCTTCTGCGAGCGTGCCCCATACGAGCGTGCCGACCTGCTCATTGCAAAGGAATATTATCCTGTCGGCGTTCCACGGCTTTACAGACTTCTGCTTGCCGTTCTTCTCGATGATGACTGTGCGGTCTACGCGCTCGAACACTGCGCCGAACTCGTCCTCCAACGCATCGGCGAAATTGTTTGCGGATGGGACTGGCAGTTTCGTGTCGCTGTCGTAGGTCTTGCCGAGGAAGTCCGCAACAAGTTCCTTCGCCCATTGCTGACGGCGCATCTCGTTGAACTTTGTCTTGGCAAGCATTACCTTGACTATTGTGTTGCCGTCTGCGTCGGCCTTGTCGAACACGCGCTGCAAGTCGTCCTTCTCAACAACGTCTTTCGTCACGGTCTTGAATGAGTTTTCCGCCATATAACCGTAGTTGATGCGCAGGGCCTTGCCGGAGTTGTCCTCGTCGGGGATTGCTACCACGCCTTCCGACAGTCCGATGAGGAAGTTCATCTCGTTCTTCTCGTCGATACCTACGGAGCAGGCCACGCCGTCGTCCATCAACTTGTTTATGATGCGCGCCTTCTCAGCTTTCTTGGCCTCGTCGGTGGCGGCCATCTGATAGTGCGCCTTCATGATGTTGATGTTGTTGATGTCGCTCTCTAAGAGGATTTTCTTCATGCCAATCTTCGGCAGCTTGCCGTTGGAGGTGGCTATCGAGCCACGCTTCTTGATTGGCAGGGGAGAGTCCATCTCGACGATGTCGGCAGCCACGTAGGTGGTCTTTGCCGACGTGCCCTCCCATTTCTGGTCGGCGGAGTAGTCCTCACGGAGCATCGTCTTGTGCAGGTATGTACGTTTCTTGGGAGCTTCCTTCTCCTTTACGTACAGGTTCAATTTCGGGAAAATTGAACGTATGAATTCAATGAATAGTGATTCTTTCATGACATTCCTGATTTTTAGTCGTGTTCAAAAATGAGGTTGGGCAGTGCCGTTTTCAGCGCGGCCCTGCGCGTGTCGTCGATAGGATAAGGCATCGCCTCGTCGTTCACTCGTCCGTCGTCCATGATTGCGACAGCCTCGCCCTTCATGCGCGACCTTACGACAACTCCGGCGTATTCCTCGCCGCCTCCGAGTGCGGCGTAACTACCGCTCGTCACCTTCAAAGGCTTGTACTCGTACACACCGTCATCGTTCTTCTTGCGGACGACGATATGGCCAGCCTTGATTACATCGTCTGTGAAATCCGTGTAGTCAAGCGCGCGGCCTCCTGTGATGCCGCCGTTGTACTGTCTGATGACAACAGCGTCGTCGCCAAAAGACACGTTGGTCTTGTTGACGCTCATTTCTTCTAATGCGCTCATCGTGGTTTGCTGATTAAGTTTGGGATTTTGGACGGCTACATCTTCGCCAGCTCCTTGACTTCGTCGTCCGACATCAACTCTTTTTCCCCAGGCTTCTTCTTGATGTTCGTTGCAGGAGGCACGCCGAGCTTTTCAAGACCCTTGTCGGCTCTCTCTTGGTTCACGGCATCGATGTCCTCCTTGAGTTCGTCAAGATAGTCGTCGAACTCGTCATCATCTTTGAATGTCATCCTGGAGTAGGCTTTCAACATACGCTCTCCGAACTTGCCTGTGTCTTTCAGGAGCTTCTCTACCTTTGCACGTCTGCTGTCGGCAACCTTTCCTGACTTTAGCAAGGCAATCTCGTCCTTCATGCCGCTTACAGATTCGGTAAGTGCCTTGATTGAGGCGAGGAGGGCGGAATTAACATCGTCGTTGTCGTCCTTTGTGTTTTTCTTCCCCTTTTTAGACGGACTGGTACGTGCCGGCTTGTCATCGTCGTCGTTGTCATCGTCGTCATCGGGATCGTCAGCGTCCTTTTCAGGGTGCGCGTCCTTGTAGTTTTGGACTTGGCGGTCGGCTACCGACTGGCTCAACTTCAGCAAAGGCATGACGGCATCTACGGCATCGTCAATGGCTTCGCTCACTTCCTCGTCAGTGGCTTCGTCTTTGAGGTTAAGTTTGTCGGCTACATTGGCTGCGACACCCCTAATCTCCTTACGGCTGAACCCCAACGCCTTTATGTCCTTATTGGTTTTCAGCACTTCGAGAACTTTCTTGTAATACTTGTTCATTGCTTTTTGTTTGGTTTTGAATAACGTTACGGCCTGCGAGCGAAATGCAGACAGACCGTAACGTAGAACCGAAACTAAGAGCTTAACGAACAGTTCTGTAACGTGCATCTTCACACGCTTTCACGACGCAAATATAGTTAAAACAATTTGTTCAACAAAATAAATTAGCTATATTTGCAGAAAATAACATTACAGATATGGAAAATATAACTTTTACACAGAAGGACGGCGTTTACGTGGCAGACTTCGCATCAAAGGGCAAGTGCGTAATACAAGTTGACAACGGCACGACAGACGAGCTGCTGGTGTACAGGTATATGCCTGACATGGAGCCGAGCGCATACGACAAGCTGCGCATAAGGAAATCAGCACGGGTGATAGACCTTGACGTTCCCGAAGGTATGATGATAAGGATTGTAAGCAAGACGGACGTTAAGGCGGCGAAAATGGCCGTGGTAGGACAGCAGTCATCAGGGGAAGGAGGCGGAACAAGCATAACCGGCGCGACAGCAAGCGTGGACGCGAACGTCGGAACTCCTGAAGTAGACGTGTCGATGCAGGACGGCAAATTGAACTTCGATTTCAAAAACCTCAAGGGAGGAAAAGGCTACCAAGGCCAAGCAGGGGCAAAGATAACGTCAATGGAGCTGAACATCAACGGAACTGCGATAAGCGGGACGGCACATCTTTCGGACAGCACAACAGCTTCGATAACCGGAACTTATACTGCAGGGGCGTAAATATATGCAACAACAATAAAAATACAGGCTTTAAACTAACTAAAGTCTGTATTTTTATTGCCGATGGCACTTCTATTTCATTTTCAATCCAATGTTGTCTGCCACAGTACATAAGTCCTCACTGAAAGTACAGCTGTCAAGATAGTAACCGCACATGTCATTGGCTATGCGCTCCATGTCGTAGTCGTCAAGCGTTGACGTGTCGTAACCTCGATCTTCAAGGTCTTGTTTCTCTACGCTTGTTATGTCAAAATAGTTGATTTCCGTTTTAAGCCTATTGTATAACCATTCCTCGTGGTCGTTGCGGTCTTTACCGTCAAAATAGGCAAGCAGTTCCTTCTTCAGTGAATGTTCCATGATTTCATGTGTTTTGAATGATACGTTTGTAAATGTGCGCAGGTACAATGTCATTGACAAAGCCTAACTCAATTCCGAAACTTCCATTGTGCATAAACAAGTCTTCAATGCTTTCACATGCGCCTTCCGTATCGTCGTCATACAGCTTGTAAATCTCCGTCGAGCCTTCAAGCCAAAGGGCGAAAGCCTGTTTTCTTGAAAGTACAAGCCACATGAAGCCGTTATCACATACTTTCGTTTTCATAGTCACAATGTTTATTTTTATTGAACAACAAGTCATACCATTGCATACCGCAATACAGACCATAACGCTGGCGCAATTCTTCTCGTGAAAGACTGAACTTGCTTTGTGCCAAATCAAGGCAAGCTGAATATACAGCGCATACCGGCCAATGGTTCCAATACAATTTGAGATATTCTTTTAATTGCTGTATTTCCATTTATATAAAACGTTTAATATTATTTGCTTCTCTTCTAACCATGCGACCGTTACTGCCTCCATAGATAAACGAATTCGCGACATTCTCAAATATGGCGGCCATCAATGAATATACTGCACCGTAATGTGGCGGTACTTTTTTTAAATCAATACAACCTGAAGCCAACGCCTTTTCAATATACTTGTCAAGTTCGTTCACAAGCCAATTATTACAAACATAATGACATTTTTCAATAAATTCTTTCTTTTCCATAGACTTAAATTTTACCTTCGTCACAATAACTGTAATATCCATTGTCGGTGACAATCAAATGGTCGATGAGGCGTATGTTCATAGTGTCGCACGCTTTCTTGAGAGTGGATGTTATTTTGTCGTCATACATACTTGAAGTAAGGCTTCCACTTGGATGATTGTGCGCAAGCACTATCGCAACCGCATTGGCAAGCAAGGCTTCCTTGAGGACAACCCTGATGTCAACGCTGGTTTCTGACAGTCCTCCTTTGCCTATGCAGACAGATTTTATCAACTTGAGCTTTGAATTGAGCAGGAGCGCATGGCACTCCTCGTGGTCTAAGTTGCCTATTCTCGATTTCAGATACTCGTAAATGACGTTGGAGTGGTTGCATACAGGGTTGTCACCTGCGGCTTCCATTTGCGCCCTGCGCCCAAGTTCGAGGGCGGCAAGGACTTTCTCGCATACCTTCGGGCTAAATCCAGTGGCTTGCACAAGTTCGTCTATGGATTTTCTCGCAAGAACTGACAGCTTGCCGTCACATACGCAAAGCATGGAGCGCACGATGCTGGAAGCCGTCTCCGATTTAGCTCCCCAACCGCAGATAACGCTTATCAGTTCTATTGGCGTGAGGTTGCGCAAATAGCCGTCCTGCTTGATTTTGTACTCTATTGTTTCTTCCTTTAATAAATCGTTTCTTAATTTTTCCATTGCTCTTATGATTAAAAATACTTGTTGATTACTATTTGCTTTGCCTTTGACACTTCAAGACTGATGTCTATTCCGAGGTCGCTGTAAAACTTGCCCATTCCGTTTAATACCTCGCTTGCTATTTGGAGCGTCCTGCGTTCGTCTTTGGTGAAGCCAATCCTGAACGTCCTGAATATCGCAAACGCTTCTTTTACGTTGCCTGACTTGAAAAGATGAACGGCTTTGTTGGTCTTTGTCGGCATGGTTATTTCACGTTTAAGAATTTGGCTACTTTTGAAATGACACCTCGTCCTGTCTTACAATGAGACATGAACTCTACCGGGTATATTTGACCTTTCTTCCTATAAGTAATTGAATATTCGGGCGTATTGTGATGCCAGGTAAGCCATACATCTGCGTATAAGTCTCCTTTTTCAAATCTATATGACTCATATGTAAGAAAAGGTGCTTGTATGTCTGCTTTCTTTGTAACTTTAAAGGTTTTCATTACTCTTGTCTCCTTATTGTTTAAATGGTTATTGTTTAATTTTGCTATGCAAATATACTCATAATATTTGATGTTTCAAAACGTTAAAACATTGAATATCAATACGTTACAGATGTTTAACTAAGGCGTTCGGATTTTGTTTACGTGCTTTAACGGTTACGTAGGAGACATTGTTTTTGAAAAAATGTATAAGTATATGGAGCGGAATTTTGAGACTTGCAGAAGCCATGAAAATCATTATTTAACGGTTGATTAACTTAACTTGGACTTAACAATGAAAAGGGATGTCAAAATTAACGCATTGGAACAAATTTATACAGATAAACAAGTGTTAAAGGGATTTAACAGATGAAAAAGTGTTTCCTATCCTCACGGACAAGAAACACTAAGAGCAATGAATCGTAAAAGAAACGATTCGGCTGCAAAGCTACAAAAAATCTTCCAATAATCGCTCATCATTCCCGTAATCATAGTCATACGGGTAAAAAGTATTCGCCAACGCGTCCATCTTGTCAGGCGAACGCTTGAGCCTTTTCTTTATTTCATCCTTCTTCTCGATGATAATTCTGCCGTCGCTCATAAACTGCCAGTGGGGTTCGGTAAGTTCCTCCATAAGCTCGTCGTCAGGCGGCAAGGCAGGATTAAAACCGTTCTTGGGATTTAGCCAGTCACGGACGCACCAAAACAGGTAGGCCCTCATATTGGCGAAATTATAACATCCGGTAATATCGTGCAATCCTTTAACTCCGTTCGAGAACTTGCAGGAATAAGCGTTATTGCATCCTAATTCGAGCAAACGTGAATACACTCCTGCGCCCTCCCCGATGGTGTCGATGAATGCCTTTGCCTTGGGGTCTTCAAGTAAGTATTGGCGCGTCTCACCGGCCACGGCCATGTGGTCGGCTGCACCTCCCGAATTGCGTGCGATTATTTCAGGCACATAGCTGCCTTGGCGGGGGATGAAGCAGGAGCGGTCGCGCCCCATTCCGGCGACATCGACACCGAGGCGTATGTGTTTCTTGCTCTTGAAGCCTTGTTCCTGAAGCTCACGCCAACGGTTGTTGGCAATCTCAACCCATTCGTAAGGAATTAGTACATCCTCTGCGACTTTCGGGAACATTCCAAGCACCTTGACACGGAACAGGTCGTTTGGAGTGTAATAATTCCCTTCAAATACAAAGTCGCCTCGCCCTTCGTCAAAATCTTCCTTCCGGATAAGGATGCACCATGTCTCCACCTTGTCTTTCACCCAATCGTAATCAACCTGTCCGGGTATCACGTTCTTTTTCCTTACTACGTTTTCCGCATTGAGTGAATTAAGGCGAAACTTCTTGAAACGCTTAGACTTCATGGCCTTTGCGGCGTAGCCGGTTGTTATGTTCGGGTTGAACACTATCAGTAACCTTGAATTGCCCTGCAAGTTACCCTCTATGGCGTTGAAAGTGACATCGGGAATACCTGAAGCCTCGGTTACGATGAACATTGTGTTTACGGCATGGAAACCCGACCACGCCTCCGTATTGTCTGCGGAACTCTTAAAACCTGTAAGATACCATTCCTCATAATTTGTTCGTATGCCGTTGGCAAGAAGCCTGCCGGGCAGAAAACCAGCCTTGCGGTAAAGCCTCGAAACCTCGGGTATCATAATGTCCGTGACTTGTCGTCCTGTGGGGGCGGTCATGGCTATCTTAGTGTTCTTTGACAAATTGCCATCACGGTCGAAGCGAGGGGTAAGGTACATGAAGCACATTGCGGCACAGGCGGCGATGAAGTCCTTGCCACGGGCGGTACCGCTGGCTACTGCCGTCATCTTGTTAGTCTGCACGGAGCGCAATATATCATTCTGCTCTTCGTCAAGGCGTGCGTGTAGCACCTCCTTGGCGAAGAGCGTCCAGTCGTTGCGCCATGCCATCATGCGTTTATGTTCCTTATTCGTCATCTTCGTCAGGCAGTTCCCTCATCAGTTTCTCGAACGGATTGACAGACATATTGCTGTCCGTCAGCCCAGCTTATCCTGTTGCAAAATTAATAAATTGTCGTTTGTTAGGCAAATCATATTAACCGTTTCGCCAACTCATTAACAAAAAAAGCCGATAGAGGGGCAACACGAGCCTCACAGCGGCACGGAAAGCCACGGGCGGACATCTTACCATGCAGGGCATCGAAGTCCATTCAGAACGCAAGAAAACGACAACCGCCCCAACGCTCCGAAAACGGGTTTCAGCCAAAACAGTTTTAAAAGAAAAAAAGAAAAAGAAAAACATCCCCCCATACCCCTATAAAAAGAAAAATAAATAAAAAGAAAAAACATCCATACGCGCGCACGCGAGGGAACATCACGTACTTTCCGAAAAAATAAGTCCGAACAGACGGGCCGGCGCTTAGACGTTTTCGGTTTTCGACGTGTCATAATATTTTGATTTACAACAGATTACGGCGTTACACTCTTGGTCTTTTGCAGATGGGCATTCAGCATCAGGCGCAAACGGCATCGGCGGCGTTGGTCGAAAACTTGGACGTTTTTCACTGTAGCGTTGGACGTTTTTTAGGACGCTTTGATGTATCGACAAGTGTAAACGTTTGATATTCAGCGATTTGCAAGCGGAAAACGTTGGTCGAAAACTTGGACGTTTTTTGCCTCTGTGTTGGTCGTTTTCTTGGACGCTTGGGGAAAGTTGGGTAAAAACGCATAAGTAAAACCCCTGCCATTCGTGAGGATGACAGGGGCGGATGCGGCCTTTTAACATTTTTTGGACGGTATTTATCGGTAACGGATACCGTCCAAATCGCTCGCGGATGCCATCTAAAAAACGTTAAAGGACGGCATCCTTGAGGCGTACAGTGTTCACGAGTTCATCAGGCGTTCGGAGACAAGCCCCGCGACGTTCAGGCCGTCGGCGTTGGCCGATATTGCGTCGAGCGTCTCGAAAACCTGCGTGAACGCCCGCGCCACCTCGATTTTTGAGTTCTTCGTGTCGTCGGAGTTCAGGAGGTAGAACGACAGCGCGTAGGCCAGCGACTTCGTGTCGTGGCTAAAGTGCATGCGCCAATATGCGTCGTTCACATTGTCGAGGACCTCGTGGGTTATCTCCTCGTTCGTCATATTCTCGTACCTTTCCTTTGCCGTCCCTGCGGTCAGCTCTACTAAGTCTATGTCTTGGAATTTCATGATTTTCGGTTTTAATGGGTTAGAACAACATTTCCTTAAGTCTCTTCTCCACCGTGAGTATGTCGGCGGCTATCTCCTGGTGCTTCGTGCGCAGGGCCTTAAGGCCGCAACATGCGTCGACGAGCGTGTCGGCGAGGGTGTGTTCACAAGCGGCCTCCTGCGGCGACGGCAACAGCGGACGCTGCGGCAGGCTGCGGAACTTCAGCAGGGCGAACATGCCACGCGAGTTCTGCGGCCTGAGCGAGCATGCGAGGTCGAAGCACCCGGCCACGGTCATGCGGTAGCACGGGTAGGGCCTCGTGCCGTACATGTACGTGGAGAGGGCGAAGTCGGCCGCGTCGAGCCTGCCGTTGGCGAGGTTTCGCCTGATGTCCTTCAGCACCTTGTTGTGCCGCCTGCCCGTGGCAGAGGCCACGTCGAGGGAGGTAAACTCGTAGGTGCGGTCGGGTGCGGTGGGCTTGCTTGGCTGCGGCTTGGCAATAGATGTAGTGCCAGTGGTAAGCAGCTCCTTAATCCGGTCGTTGCACCAGATGGCGAACATCGGGCTTAGCCAACGCGCGAACTCCAAGGCCACGTCTTCGTGCATCCATGTGCCCTGCGCGTTCTTGTCGTTGCCGCCCTTTGTAACTCTCACTAAATCAGCCGATGTGCTATTTCTCACTTCGGCTAATGCTTCTATAAAATCTTTTGCTTGTTGGTTCTGCAACCAATCAACAGGACGTTTGCCGAAAGGTTTAGCCATCTGTGTGGCATTTACCATTACGTTGTAGCCTTTGCTAAAAGTAATGGAACTGCCATTGTAATTGAAATTCTTACTCAACGTTTCCATAATTCTTGTCTTTATATTTGTTTCATTTAATTCAGGTTAACCAAACCAAAATATTCCCAAGACCAACACTGATGCAGCCAATATACATAGCAGCGTATCGATTAAATCATTATTTCCCATTTCTTTAAATATTTAATTTGATATTGCAAAGATAAAGTAATATTTTATTACATACAAACTTTTGATTAAATAATACTTTATCTTTAATATAATTTAATAAACTAATCTTTTATCATTTACTACATTACATAAAATATTAGTATATTTGCAGCGGTTTATAAGTAAAGTGATATTTTATGTTAGTGAGAATAAAAGAAGTAATGAATGAAAGGGGGGTATCTTCTGTTAAATTGGCAGAGATGGTGAACGTATCTAAAGTGACAATAAGCAATCTAATTAATAATAAGACAATGCCATCTATCGACACCCTCGAAAAGATAGCCTCCGCCCTTGACGTGCCCATCTGGCAGCTCTTCGCGTCGCCCTCGGAAGTCGGGAGCGGTGACGAGGGTACTATAACCTGCCCCCATTGCGGAAAGAAAATAAATTTGAAGGTGGAAACAGAAAAATAAATAAGATATGACGTTGGCCTTGATAATCCTTGCAATAGCAGTGGCCATGCTGCTAATAACCCTGCACCGCTCCAGCAAGAAGAAAAATACTGCCATGCAGGAACACCGCAGCGTTGTGGAGAGTATAAACAAGCACTTGGAACTGATGGACGAAGCCACGGACACGGCGGCCTTGAAGAAGCACTATGATGCTGTAATTACCTTTATGGCACGGTTGCCGGGTACAATAAGGCTGAACAATATGCCTTTGGCGGACGCGCGTAAGCTCGTAACGGAAGAATATGAAAAGGACATAAAGAAATTGCAAAGCGGCCTTAACGCATCCGATGTGAACACAGTTCGACAAATGCCGTCTAATACTGATAAAAGCACGGATGACTATGTAAAGGACTTGGGCAACGGTATGGTGCGTGTGAAAAACGACTATCTCAACCTGTTCTTCAAGGGCGGTATAATGGACGACGACTTTTACATGAAATACTATGATGCCAGCGAATACGTGGACGTGCCGAAAGAGAAAATCGAGGATATGGAGAACCGTCTCGACGAATACTCAAGAAGGGAAAAGGCATTGTATCGTTGCGCCGAGCTGAATAACAGAGGCATTGAGCTTGAAAAAGCAGGAAGGATTGACGATGCTATTGAGGTGTACGGAATGAACGTTTTTTGCGATAATCCTTATTCTGCCAGGCACTCTTTCGACCGCCTAATGGTTTTGTACAGGAAACGCAAGGACTATTTGCGCGAAAAGGCGGTGGTAGAAAAAGCCATATCCGTATTCCCTGCCGAGCAGAAATATAAGGACAGGCTTGAAAAAGTCGAGAGGCTGATAATAACGAAAGGTCCAAAATAAAACAAGTAGTGGCATGCTTCTTGCTTTTTGAAGTATGCCACTACTTAATTTATTATAATCACTAATTATACGAACCGTACGGAGCTTAAGTCTTGGCCGAAATTGTGTATGGCCTCTTGCATCTTTTCGACGGTTTTCTCGGACGGGTTCCGTCTGCCCGTAACGTAGTGGCTCAACTGCTGTTGGTTGATGCCCGTCAAACGTGACAGCCCTGCAAGCGAGAGGACTTTGGAATAATACGACAGGAAAGACGCCATATCGTATTTGAAAACAAATTCCACATCCTCAAAGTCCTTGCCTTCTTCCTCATAATAGCGACGTATATCCTCATAACCATCTTCAAACGTTTTCCGTGCTTCGTCTACTGTCTTCCCGGTTCCTGTTACAAGATAGTCCATGTCATCCGCATCCATATAGATGCTATACGTGCCGTCGCCTGCACGTTCTATAACAGCGGTGACTTTTCTCTTTGCCATAATATAAATCTCCTAATAATTAATGTCAGATGCTCTTCTAATATAAAACGTAGCTTTAATTCAGTTGTGAAACAATCGCATTTCCATTTGTCTAAAAAATAGGGTTGTCGTCTTGTATTTTGCAAAGCGGCGGAAGGGGATTATTGAACCCCCGCCGCTTTTTTAATCTTGTTTAAAGTTCCTGTAGCCACTTCTTCCGAACCGTGGTTACTCATCTTGAATAGCTTTCCAGTCTTGGGGCTGTACCATAACGGATGCCCCGCCTGTTGTCGGCCTGTATCGTAACACCCGGCTTTTCTTACAATCCTTTCTAATTCATTGTATTTCATTTATGATTAAATTAACAATGCAAAGATACGGATATTAATTTTAATATCAAAGGGAAACAATAGAAATGTTATTAATATTAATATCATTTAACGATGTGGCAGTCCTAAGTTGTGATGGATGCCGTCCATGAAGTGGTACGGATAAGAAAACGTTACAGAGCGGTGTCCGCCGTCAAGGTTCGCCAAGAGCTTCAATGATTAGGCGCACTTGCGCCGGGGTGAACGAGCGGCAGCGGCCATCGTAGCCTTTGCCGCGGAGGCTTGCGAGCAGTCCGGGACTTAGCAGCATCCAGCGTTTCAGTTTGCGCCAAGCTGACTCCGGCGCTATGCCGGGGCAGTACATCATGGCGAGTTCCGTGCGTCCGTATTCCTTTATCCTAAATTCCTCCATATAAATATCCGCAATCTCAACATTTCATAACCGCACACAACAAACCGTAACTGACAACAAGGCATCGTAACCGGTAATGTTGAAGATGCATGCAGTATATTTGCAAACGTAAACAGATTGTATAACTTAAAACCAAGATTATGTTACGTTACAAGAAGTATCAGGACATTCGCAGCAATTCGGCAAACTATGGCAAGTGGTACGGCCGCGCAGTACACGAGCTTGTAGAGTTCGACGAGTTCGTCAAGCACATGGCAAACCACCATTGCGTATTCTCGGAGGCGACAATCAAGGGCGTGCTTATCGAAATGGAGGTTTGCTTGCGCGAGCTTCTGCTTGACGGTAAGGCCGTGCGCATCGACGACCTCGGCATCTTCCGCATCGGAATGAAGACATCACCGGCCGAGACGCTTGCCGACTTCACGGTGAACAACATCGAGAGCGTGCGCCTCAATCTTTACCTCGGCAAGCGTTTCCGCGCCAGCGACCTTTACAAGGAAGCCAAGTTCGCAGAGGCAGGGAAATACGCCGTCGGATTGGAACTTGACGGCGAGGACGCCACCGAGTGACACACTTCAGTCCAAGTCGGGCAGTTCTTTCATTAATTCGAGGAAGGGATTGCAGCCTTTGATTTCTTCGTAAATGCGCGGCACTTTGTTCGTGTCAAGCTCCCCTTTGCTTGCCGCCAACAGTAGTGCCGCCTTTTCCTCCCTGGTTAAGGTTATCTTCATTCCTTGTCGTTTTTATTCAGTTCATAAAGGCGTAAGGATATTCTTTCGATGACATCCTCCGGGAACGATGCTATCGCGTCCATCATCATCTTGCGTTCCCTTTCGGCCATTTCCGCCGGAGTTACAGGGCTTTGCTTTGGTAGCACGTAGTTGAGAAGGCTTGTATAAACCCTTACGCGCTCTGCCGGCTGCAACTTTGCCAAGTCGCTCTCAAACTGGGTGCGCCCGTTGTCGAGAATGTCGGACACCCACGCCTGCAAGTTTTTTCCAACCTTGCCTTTCGCTCCCCGTGGCCGTCCTTTAGGGTTGCCACTTTGTCCTTTCTGGAATTTCATACTGTTAATATCCTGTATTTTACAAGCACCGTAATGTCATGCCCATGTTACGGACATGGCAGGCTTCCACATGAAAACCAATTCACTTTACAATACAAAGATACTTAAAATATCTTGTCGAACAAATTATTTTAACTCAATTATTACATTTCTTTCAGTGCTTTGTTGATTTCTTCAACTATAAAGCCTACAAAAAACGCTTGTGGCTCGTCATTTTCCGTACTTAGGTTTATACCGATATGGCTGAACAAAGTGTTTGCAGCATGTACAGCTTCGTGGGCGATTATACTATCTGTAATATGCTCAACATCATGAAACCATATCAGAACACCAAACAGTCCTGTTTCCTTATCAGTCATTGCATTTGAAAACGTCAAGGCGTAACTACTTTCAATAATGCAGGGTTCAACGTAAAAAGGGTCTTCGTCCTTGTCGATGAACTTATCTGCGATGTCCTGCCTGTCACCACCAATGCAAATGAAAATGCGCCTTGGATAAATCACAGGGTCGATGTCTTTGAATATGAATTTTGCTTTTTCTTGTTCCATTTTCTTGCTTTTATTGATATGATGTTGATTTATCGTTTTAGAAAGGCGTGTAGCACAAACAATCCATTGAAAGATTGGAACGTGCTTATGTATTCCAAATTGTCACTGTCTTGGATTTCATGCCCTGTACCGATTATCCGTATGGTTAAGGCCATGTCGTTTGGAGCGGTAGGATTTACCAATGCCAACAGGCACGGTCTGTCGTTTTGCGCCTGTACCGTCAATATCTTTGCGCCTGTCGGCAACAAGATAACTTGCTCGTCTTGTACTTCGAGCGGATATTTATAAATCTTCTTTTTCATTTCTCGTTTATTTAGTATTTCTTGTTTCCATGACGATATTCCCTAAGTTTATTGTAGCGCATCTTCTGCTCGACGAAGAAGTCGATGTCGATGCCTTTCAACTTGCAGTATGCGATGACACGGGCGAGAACGTCCGTTACATCCCCGTTGACCGCCTTGAACGTGAGGAAGTAGGCAAACGTCGGGAAGTCGCGTTTGACGATGCTTTTGTCACGGCAATAGTCTGTGATGAAAATCGGCACATAGTCAAGACAGATGCCACGCAATGCGCTATAATCCAAACAGCGTATGATGATGTCGGCAAGCTCATCTTCGACGCCGTTTTTGACGTGTGTCTCAAATTCATACTTAAATACGGCGTCATCATTGGCGTATGTTTCCAGTAATGCTTTGAAAAGGCCGATGTCCGTGTGCCTGTCCTTGCGGTCCGCCTGCACGGCCTCGGCTATCTCGGTTATGATAAGCATGAGCCAATGTTCGTCGGGCTGTTCTGTGTCGTGCCAGCCGTGCGCCTTGGCGGTTGCGAAGGCTTCTTGTGCCAGTTCGTCAAAATTCATATTAGTCATTTTTTAGTCATTTTGATAGTCGTTTTAGTCGGAATGTAGTCATTTTAGCCGCTTTTTTAGTCGGTTTCATAGTCGCTTATTTCTACGTTTGCGTAAAAATAAGACCTTCAAAAACTGCTTATTTTGACAAAAATGTAAAAATAAGATGTTCCGGCATTAACGGCGTTTCTTCTTGATTTTCGGGTATTTCATTCTTCTTTCTCCTTTCTTCCTATTAATTTCCCGGCCTCGAACCACACCCAGCCCCCAAAAGAGGGCCAAAGCGCGGTGAGGACGATGATGTTTAAGGTCGTCATTGTTGTTTGTCTTTAAGTTTGAAGATTATCTCCATCAGTTGTCTGTTTTGCTCCATGTACCGCTCGACCTGCTGTTGCAGGAAGTCTATCTCGTTGCATAGGGCTTCATGCTCGATGTCCGTCATTCCTGCATTTCTTCAATAATCTGTTCCAAACACTTTGCTATCCCTACTTCAAGGGCTTCTTCGTAACTGTCGTACCGTCCGCCCGATATACCATTAAGGCAAGCGGTAGATACGCTGATTATAGAAAACGACCAATAGAAGCGGAACTCCTTACCGTCAAAGCTGCCCACTCGCTCCATCTTGACGAAGGTGTCATGCACCTCACGTAGCCACCTCGCCGCCAACGCCTGCGTGGGGCGTGAGATGAAACAGTCCTCAAAAGAATTATGGTCTCTGCAAGACCGTGCTTCTGTTATTACGACATTTCCATCACCCTCTATTGTAAAGAAGTCTCTGCACGGCACGTCAAACCCTGCCTCTTTCAGCAGCTTGGCTGTGTCGAACGAAACGTAACTTTCTTCTATCATAGTTGTTCTTCCTTTACAAATGAAATACTTGATACACAACCCTCATTTTCTACCTCATTGATAGCATCTACAACCGCTTTTGGTAGATTGCATAGTTCAATCAAATAGGTTTCAGTCGTTGTATAGATTTCACCAGTCAGATTATAAAGACACTCCGGCTTGCATGGCCTTTTAATGGTAATCGCCAACTTCATAACTCATTCCTTCCAACTTATCTTTACTGTATCTACATAATCTCTTGGACTTGCCTTATCGAAAGCCTCTTTCTTCGTGTTGTAGGATTTTGTATCAAGTAAACTACCCTTATACACATTCACCCACCCCTCTTTCTTTTCGGGGAGCATCATAAGATTATACGCCCCATTAATAAGACATAAGCCGCTCTCATTGAAGGTTGCAACAGTTTCAAATCCATCCTCTTGAATTAAGCCTACTATTGGCGTGCCTCCTTTCTTATCAAAACAAATAATTCTCACTTTATGCCCGTCCCTTGTGCGGACGGGCTTGCCTGCCTTGGCCAAGTTAATGTCAAATGGAGCGAATGTAAGCTTATCATCACAACCTTTGAAGTGAGAAGCAAACTTATCGTCGCGCCAATGTTCGATATTCGCGATAATCTGATTCACATCTTTCATCATGGCCTCCTCACTGTCATATTTGGTTTCAGAGTGAATGAAATAATCGTAACCGCCGTCATCTTTTGTTTGCAACTCAATGTACCATGGCTGCGAAGTACCGATGTAGCGCCTGTCAAAAACTCGCGCAATAATTGCAAGCGAATGAGAGTTATCGCAGGTAAGGAAAATCATAAATCTATCATTGCAATGCCCACAGCAGCTTTCTGTTGTCCGCACATCGGGAATTGAATTTAGCGCATCACAAATATGAATGCACTCTTTATCCATATTACCGTCATAATTATCTTTCTTTTCTTCCATATCTTCTTTGTTTTGTTTGATTTCTATTGTTAAGGTTTTTGCTTTATAATTGTGTACGCACCAAAAAACATCTCCATAAACATTATCAATGTCGAAGACTTTATAGTGCTGATATAGTTTTCCTACAGTTGTGAAAGGCTCTCCGACCTTTTCAAGTTTCTTGAAGATAACGGATTTTTTATCATTTCTATAAGTTCTGCTACATTTGTCAAGTTCACAATTGCCGATACCATGAAAAGCGCAAAGATCGCAAACAGTCTTACCCCATTTTTTCGGCTGCTCTACACACTGATACCACTCGCCGTTCACTTGCCTTATTTCTCCTATCTTCCATTTCATAGTCATACAAATTTAGTTATCCATCTTTCCCCTTTAAGTTGTGGGAAATGCTCTAATATTAAATCTTCAAATTGTTCTTCTGTCATTATTGGAACACATGGTGTGAATAATATATTCCCAATGTATTGGCATTGTTTGTTCAATACGTGAATGGCAGTATAGTTTCTCTTCTTTCGTTCCATAATTAGTCATCTTAATTGTACGCTCATTCGTTTTTGCATTTCATTATTTTTTTTCGTATTCAAACTGTCCGCCTTGTCCCTTGCATACGCCCACGTCCTCGGGTCGGCCATGACGTTGAGAACGGCCTTCAGGCCGTTCATCACAGACGGGTCAGCGGCCAGGTCTACGTTGCAGGGTAGGTGCTTCTCAATCAATATGCGTGCGATGTTGCGCAGGCAGAAGTCAATTCCAGCGCACGACATCGAGGCGAGGCTTGACGACACGCTCTGCCTGCGCCCCTCGTGCGTGGTGATTGTGAAGTTGGTGAACTTTGCGGCTCGCCGCTTGACATACTCCACGGCTTCGTGGGCGAGGCTCTGCGCAACCACCACGGCGGCGCACGTGTTGCGGTCGGGCAGCGAGGGGTAGCGTCCGAGGGCGTTGGCGATGGCCGTCTGCAATGCCGTGACCTGCGGCAGCACCCGCTCGTAGGCGGCGTTGCCGAAGTCGGCCATCCATGCCCTGCCCGACGTGTGCGCCAGCTGGTCGCCTATGGCCAACTCCAGCTTGCGCGTCTCGCCGATATGCTTCTTTGTGCCGGTGATGCGTGAAACGTATATCCTCGCTTCATCATAGTTGCCGGGCAGGCGTTCCTGCAACATGTCTATGGCCTCCGTGGCGTGCATGATGGATATGTAGGCCAAGGCCGCCGCCCCGTAGACGCTGCCTATATACTCGTCACGGCTCTGCTCAACGGTTGGCAGTGCGCCTCGCATGTAATAGGCGTTTGGCCTGTCTATTTTGTAATTCATAATTCACAATGCATAATTCATAATTGGGTAGGTTGCTTCTTCACTTTCCGTCGGGCAGGAGGTCGTCAAGATAGGCGAACTTGTCAACCTCGTCCCACCTTTGTTCAAACCATATGTCGCGCAGGTCTTTGTAGACGGCGGCGTTGCCGTTCTTGAATAAGACGAGTGCCTTGCGTCTTGCTTCGCATGATGCCGTGCCGTCGTGCCACGCCTCGTCGATGCGCCAGCGTGCGCCGTCAATAAAGCCATCCCTACCAGCATGGATTTGGGCGATAGCCCATTGTTTTGCGTTTTCACCGCCATATTTGTCTTTGGCATATTCTTTTGCCGCCCGTTCTATCTTTTCTTTTTCCATTGTCTTTCAGTTTTAGGTAAAAATGAGAAAGTTTGTGAAATATTTTCCTATTTTACGAGTTCAAAATCATAGACGAATACATACGGATTTTCGCTCCATACGTCTTTTTTGCTCACCTTATCAATGAGGTGAGCAAAGGCTTCTTTTGCAGCAGCAAAGTTGTTTGAAAAGGCTATGGTGTCTCCAGTGGTTTGTTTCACGTTTTCGGTGAATGAATATCTCAAACTTCCCCCTGCGCCCATGTCTGTAATTCCCTCTTTCAAACAATCATCATCCGAAATGTCTTGCAAACGCTCTACACGCACATCGGTTATGCGGATTTGGTGGGGCATGAGGTCTGCCCGAACAAACATCTTGTTGTTCCACCCTGCGCTAATCGCGCCTACACTTTGAGCTATTATCTCCCATTTTGGTAGTCCTTGTTCATTCAGCCCTCCGCAATCACGATAGCTTTGAGCCACGGCAACCACTTCGCCGACACGGTATCTCGTATGCTTTCTTAACAACCAGTCTCTTAACGTCTCTATCGTGCTTCCGGAAGGCATGGCGATAGAGCAAACATCATCATACCATTCTTCATATTTATCAATCAATGATTGCGAGACAATCCGCCTTGTCTGCGTCTTGCTACCGTCAAGCACGGCTTCCGTAAGGCCATATTTATCATTGAACATAATCTTTTTCATTGTCTTGTGAGTTTAGAGTAAATTTTCCTTTCTTGGCTTGATTATAATACATCCGCTTGCCATGCTTGGCACGTTCCCTGACCATTTTCGTATGCTCTGCCACACAAGCCTTGCACCTGCGAGGGTATGATTTACTGAACTCCGAAATGTGCTTTTTCTGTCCGCACACTTCGCATACTTTGTAGATTGAATTATCCATGATTTATGCTCCTATTAAGTCAAACAATGTCGGGGCTGTCACTTCACGCTCCGCTTCTTTCAGGTAGGTTATGCCGTCTTTCCAGTAGTCATAATTCAGTTCGGTAGAAAGACCCCTGCGGCCCATCTTCACCGCACAATACGGCACCGTCTGAATACCTCCGAATGGGTCAAAGACAACATCGCCCTTGTTTGAATACCGCTCGATGAGCCTTTCCACTATGTCAAGCTGCAACGGGCAAATATGGTTCTGTCTTTTCTTCTGCGACTGCTTGCTGTTGAGTGTGCGCATACGTACAACATCATCCCATATCCAAGGCTTCTTGCTTACAGGGTCAACTGCCATAAATGTCTTTGGCAGTTTTCCGTATGCTTCAAGTTCTTCTGCAAACGCAACGTGCTGTTCGTAGTCATAGATGTGTTCTTTCTCGTATTGGCGGAACAACGAGCGTATCTTGTCGATACCCAACCCTTTCATATCCTCGTAGCTTAAAAGCGTGTCGCCTGACGACTTCCAACTGGCGTGTGCGTCAATCTGCCAACGTGCGAGCGAGTAGTCTTTCCTATCCTTTGACACACGGCAGTCTGCGTATGCCTTAGAGGTGTCTGTCGGCAATTTGCGGAACAGCAACACATATTCGGGGCAACCAATCCCCATTTTTGAGCCGTCCTTGCACATTTCACCATAGCCTAAGCGGTATGTCTGGTTGTTTTCCCTAACCACGTCCGTATCGACTGTAATGCGGCCCATATAGCGGAATCCGTGCCTCATATAGTGGAATACTGTCATATCGCTGAAAGGGTCTATCGTAGGCATCCCGTCACCTGTGGCATTTCCGAACAGAACACGGTCTTTGACATGGACGCAGAGCAACCGCCCGGGCTGCAATATCCGCATGAGTTCGGGCGTGAGATAGTCCATCTGCTCAAAAAACTTTTCGTTGTCCTCGTTATGGCCGAAGTCGTTGTATGTCGGCGTGTATTCGTAATGGTTACTGAAAGGTATGCTCGTCACGATAAGCCCTACCGAGTTTTCCGCCATGTTCTTACATTCAAGCACGTTGTCGTTATTTATTGCTCTCCACATATCGCCGTGTCGTTCCTCACGCTTTGAGAACATATAGCGCATCATCTTTTCCTCTGCCTGCAAGCCGAATAATCCGTTTTCACGAATGATAGCCACCATGTTTGCAACCATATTGTTGTGCTGCGCCCACTTTTCCATGAACGACTTGAAAATCTCCTGTTCGCTTTCGGCATACACCAAGTAAAGCTCAACCGGGTATTTCTGCATAAATCGGTGGATACGTGCCACCGCTTGGAACTTGTCGTTAAATCGGTAGTCTATGAACATTATGGCCTTGTGGCAATGGTACTGAAAATTCAATCCCTCACCCAACATTTCGGGTTTGGCTGCAAGGTATTTCAGTTTGCCGTCCTTGAAGTACTGGATTATCTTGTCTGCTTCGTCATCGTCCTGCGAGCCATAAACCGCCTTGCATCCGGGAATAGCCTTGCAAAGCTCCACACGTTCGGCTTCCAAATCATGCCACAAAAGGAAATGGTCGTCCTTGTTCTCAGGTCGGTTTATTATCTCCACTACCCGGGCTATCTTTGAGGGCATACTGTCACGGCGTTCACGTGCAGCGTCTTGCAGGCTCATTACCGCCTGACGGAACATCATCACCTGTCCGTCACGATCGGTGCCGGCAGTCGAGTTGTCAACATCTACCACTTCTTCGTGTATGTGAAGCTCAGGCAACTCATAGCCAATGTCGGGATAGCCCAAATCTGACGGCTTGGTCAGGAACAAAGCCCATGTGCTTACCCACAGCCAAAATTCCTTTTCCTTGTGAGGATATAGCGTCAAGTGGTTTGCTTTCGTGCTGTCACGCTGGAAAAAGCGCGTGAGGGCCTGTCCTGTGTCCATCACGCCAAGATAACCTGCGTAATGGATTAACTCCTTGTATCGGTTAGGTGAGGGCGTTGCAGTGGCAACAAAGCGGTAAGGCACGTATCGGAACAGAGGCAGGAACTCCTGATAAGTCTTTGTTCCAAATCCACGCAAAACGCTTGCTTCATCGAGCGATGTCACGGTGAAGTATGACGGCTCTATCCTTATGCCGTCCTCACCGTCACGTACTCGTTCGTAGTTGGTTATCATTATGTCGGTGGTGCAATCGCGGACTTCCTGCATGGTGCGCACATAGGTAACTTCCAATCCCAAATGCTCCTTTGCTTGGTGCAGGAACTCTATGACTACACGCTTAGGGCACACTACCAATCCTTTGCCGCCCTCATGCTTCAGCACAACCCGTATGATTTCAAGCTGTGTTACTGTTTTCTGCATACCGAAACTGCTGAATATCGCCCGGCAGCCTCCCTTTACGGCCCATCTAACAGTATCTTTCACGTGCGGATAGAGTGTAGAAGTGAGTTCGTCAACAGATACCTCAAATCCAGTGTTATGGCTTATTGCCATCTTCTCTTTCAGAAAATCTATATAATCTTTCATGCTGCTTACTTGATTAGGTTGATGTTCTTTTATACCAAGTCCAAAATCTCGTTGTGCTTGTCGGTATTGGAGTTGCACATTCCCAGACTTTGCACGACCTTGAATGTCTTGAGGTTGATTTCAATTGTTTCAATGCTTTGTATATTTCGATTCTATCATTTTGTCTTCCTCGATAGTGTTCATCTCGTATTCCAACCGGGCGTACTTGATGAACTCGTATTCTTCATAAGTAAGGTAACTTTGCTTGTTCCTTTCAGTCTCAATCCTCTCACGCTCCTTTTGCTCGTGCATAAAGTAGGCGTAGCTGCGTTCCTTGCAAAACTCGTTAAGCCCACGCATTATGGTAATCGGGTCAACGCTGCCGTAGAACTTATCATACTGCCCTTTCTTGAACCGTCTACAGAACAGCATTATCTCGGCCATGTTGAGGAAGCCGTAGTCGCTCCTGATAAGCTCGGCTATCTCGTCAAGCTGGTTGTCGTCAATCTTGTCCCTTGCCCCGCTGAACTCCGATAAGTTGCCTATCTGGTAGCAAAGCCATTCCTCAGAAGTGCCTTCACCGTAAATATTATTGACGGCATTAAGCGTAGGGGCGTTGGAGAAATAGCATCTGTCAGGGTCTTGCGTCAGTTCTATCTGCCTGTTGACGTGGAATGTCTGCATCAGGCTGTCCGCAGTCGGCCATCTCCGAAGAGTTGCGTTTCTGCCTCCACTTGGCAGCGACTGCGCCGTAACTTTCAAGGCGTTGCTGTTTTTCTTCTCGTTTCTTTTCTGTTCCATTGCTCTTTATGTTTGTATGGTTTGCCCACCTTGCCAATCGCAGGTTAAGGCTCCATGTCTTTTCCTGTTCCCAACGCATCTTGGTGAAAGACTTGTTAGGCTCTTTCCAGTAATTATAAAACTGGCGCACCATTTCCTTTCCGTAGACTTCAACGTAAGGCACAAGGCTGTCATAGAACTTCTGCTTGCGCTTGTAGTAGTCTGCAACAATCTCGTCATGCGTCCTCTTTGGCTTGGGTGGTTGTTGCTCTTCTTGCGTTTTAGGTTTTTCTTGTTTCTCCTGTGGGTAGGTATCAGTGGGCGCATCCTGTGCGACTTCTACCTGATAGCTCTCGAACTTCCTAATGGTGATTATCGTGCATCCCTTCGATGCCTCGACTTTTATCAGGCCTTCTTCCTGCAAGCGGCTTATGCAAGTGCGTATAACTCTATCCGTCAACGCAGGGTTGTCTTTCAATATCCTGCTGCGGCTTGTAACAAGCTGCCCACGCATTATGTCCCTGCCACGCCAAACAGTGTTTTCCGTATTTGCGGACGATACGAAGTAAATGAGGAGTGAAACCATTTCAGGCTTTCTCCACCATTTCCATTCAAGGATGCCTTTCCTTAGCTTAATCGAACCGTCCATGCTTTAAAGACAAACCCTGACTTTCCGGTTTCTCTGCTCTCGGCAGGTGGCACTGAAACCGTACTCGTCAGGGTCTGAAAAATATCGTGTTGCCGGAGTGCCACGTCCGTTGTTTTGTTTACAGGGCAAAGATAGTTAAAATAATTTGTTTGACAAATTGTTTTAACTAATAAATATCTTTTGCTTAACTTTAATTACAGATGTACCTTTATGCCTTTCAGCGTGCTTAACTTTTTAACTTCGAGCGTGTAATGGCGTATCATTTCCTCAAGCTCGCAGTCAAGGTAATGGCAAGCGGAGTGTGCCTTTACGTTGAGCAAGTCAAACTTCTGCCGGCCTATCTTGCGTATGAGGTTGTGCTCGTAGCCTATGAGGTGGTCGGCGGAGAACCTATTGCAAAACCTACATTCTGCATGGGCGTTGTCCTCGTCAAACCTCGTGGCCATGTGGCGGCGCGAGTGGAAATGTCCGCAGTCAACGTCCTCGAATTTCTTAATCTGTCCGCACGATATGCAGCGGACGTAGCCTCCTGGCATGGTATCTCTAAGGCGGATGTAGAGCGAAAACACACGGTCGAGCTTTTTTACGAGGTCTGGCTTCTTCCTTGCCCTTGTTTTTGCGCCGTTGCTTTCGCTGTGAGCCTTTTTGTTTTTTCTTTTGATATAGTATGGCATGGCTTATTCAAATTCAGTTTGCATCAAAGATAAACCGCCGATTGGCGTGACGATTGCCGCCGGCGTGGCGTTGCTCTCAAAGCTGACTTTCAATCCTGCGGCCACGGCGCACTGCAACTCGACGTTGCATCCTGCGCTCCTGTTCCAACCTTTCAGTATCAGTATCTCGTCGCAGTCGAGCAGCATTTTCAGGTCGGCCCTCATGTGTTCGTGCGTGGACGCTTCACGGTCAAGTCCGTTGTCGAACGGGTTGCGGACTTCATATCCGCACAGTTCCAATACTTCCTGTGCCTTGGCGAAGGCGTCTTTTCTCTCATTGATGTCATAGCCGCTGATAGGGCCGCTTATGTAGATTTTCTTCATTATGGTTAAAACATTACGTTTGTCAGTTGCTTGCCGTTCGACTTCACGCACCACCTTGCGCTTCCTGGCACCTCTACGTCAATCTTCAGGTCGGACACCTTGCCGAAACGCTTGTAGTTGCCTCCGAGGTCTATCACCCATCCGTCCTTTCCTGCACATGGGCGGATGGCCCTGCCGACCATTTGGTAGTAAAGCGACAGCGACTTGGTGGGCCTCGCCAGTATAACGGTGTCAAGCGCGGGATAATCGAAGCCGGTTGTCAGCACGCCTACGTTGGCCACTACCTTTATATCACCACGCTTGAACGCGTCCAATACTCCCTCGCGTTCTACCTTCTTGGTGTTGCCTGTGACGATGGCGGCATTAACGCCTATGCTGCGGAGCTTCAGCACAAGCTCGTCTGCCTCTTTGGTGAAGCGTGTGAATACTAGCACGCCGTTTCTTGGCACTCCGTTCTTAGGCTTCAGCACTCGCATGGTGGTTGAGGTGAGCTGGTCGTAAAAGCCGCTGCGCTCGTATTCGAGTTTCAGCGACTCGTCGTCGTAGTCGGCTCCTGTGGAGTTGGTCTTGACGTTGGACATGTCAAGCGTCGTGCAATCGAAGTATCTCAAATCGGCGAGAAAACCTTTCGCCAGCAAGTCTGACACTTGGCAGTAGTAAAGCACATCGTCGAATATCCTCGGCCTTGTGCGCGTGAGGAACTTGAGCATAGACATTCCGTAAAGCCCTTGTCCTAACCTGTAAGGCGTTGCGGTAAGCCCTACGACGCGCCTGTCCTGTGCTTCTATAAATTCCTTGTACTGGCCGCCCTTCGCGTTGGTAAGGTGACATTCGTCAATAAGTATGTTCCTGAAACGTGCGAAGTCGCCTACATGGTTCATCACGCTGCCTATCGTGGCGAAGGTTATGCGGTTGATGTCCTTGCTACCTGCCGACGCGGAATACACGCCGCAGTCGAACACGCCATAGCTTTGCAGCTTGGCGAAGTTCTGCTCCAAAATCTCCTTCGAAGGCTGGAACACGAGCAACGGACAGTCTAAGCGCGAGGCTATGTCGGCGATAATCAAGCTCTTACCGCTGTTGTGATGCACAAAAAACTGGCTGTCAAGATACAAATGATTGCAGTCAACGGTGAAACCGTAATATTCACCTTGACCGACATACTCTACATCAAAACCTGTGACGAGTACGTTCTTTTTCTGCTTCCTCGCACGTCCTTTGCGGATAGCGACTTTCGTAGGTATAAGGTTCAATTCTCCGCTTATCTGTATCCTGTAATAAGATTGTCCTTTCACTATTTTTGTCTTGCCGATTTGTGCGAAAAAGCCAAGTGAACGGCATACAAACACGACATCATCAGCAAGTTGTTTGGATTTGCTGCAATATTCAAACATATTCTTGTTGGTGTCATAGAACGCATCTGTATCAAGTAGCCCTGCGAGTAGCGATAGACGTTGCTCTCTTGTGCCTGTCTTGTATTTCAAGGGTATAAACTTATTACATGCGGTTTTTCCTGCAAGTCCGAGACTTCCTATAATCGTGCTGACAGGGTTGGGCTTCGAGCGACTGGAAAGTGCGGAAGGGAAGAAATAAGATTTTGCCTTATTATTTCCTCCGTCTTTTTCAGATACTCTAAATCCAAGTCCATAGTGTGAAGCGAAGTGTCTAAGATATTCAACAACCTCGTCTCTTTGCGTGGTGATGCCTATACCTCCAATGCAACATCCGTCGCCAAGATAAAGCCCCAAGAAATACGGGTCGAAAAGATATTCTGATTTTCCAAAGTCTACATATCCGCAACGATGCAACTTGTGAAGATGCTTGTAATTTTTACTCTTGGCAACATAATCACAAACTGTTATTTCATCGTAACGAGGCTTGTCGCACAGGTATTTATTCCCCTCATTTGTCTTGTACAACGAAAGGATATGCCCTCCGTTTACGACAAAACTTTCTCCTTTTATAGGTATGATGCGATACATCTCATCATACCCACGATGAAGTTCAAGCACGCGGCGCGGCGTTCCGTCATCTCCAACGAGGACGTCTCCTACGAGAATGTCCTCTACATTTTTGAAAGTACCGTCATACATCAAGATTTTCGTTCCTTTTGCATGACAGCCGGTAGGGAGTATGAGCAGACCGTTCCGTTTCGCCTTGCCGTTGAAGGCGCGCACGGCGGCGTCGCTGGCCTGTTTCTGATAGTCTCTTAGCTGGTATTTCATTGCTCTTTTTCGTTATGCTATTGCTTGCTTTCACGGATATGTTGTTTTAACGTTTTTTAGACGGCATCCGAGGCGGTTAAAGGCCGCCTTTATCGATGCCAAAGACGGCATCCGTGAAAGTTGAATATTTGCGGTGGAAGCAGGACTTGCACCTGCACGATTTTACAAGATGCCGCAGTATGGGATTGTTTGATATGGCAGGACTTGTAAAGGTAACATACTGCACCGTCGCCGGTCATGGTTAAGGCGTGCGCTTTTCTGCGTGCGTAGTGGCGCACCTTTCATCGAGAACCATGTTTAATTTTCCTTGCGTCTGCTAATTCCGCCATTCCACCTTGGGAACCGCCGTGTCTCACGACATGGGCGGTTGAAATGGTAATATATGCAATTCATCTTGTGTTTGTCAATCGTCGCCGAAGGGCAAGTCATCGTCACTGCCGTCATCCTCCTGCATGTTCTTCGGCTTCTCCACTTCAGGGAACTCAACGCCGAACACGTCCATCATCGCCTTGCGGTTGGCGTCCTCCTGCGCCCACAGGCCGCCGCGGTCCCATTCGGGTATCTTCTCAACCTTGCATAACTGGAACTCGCCGTCAACCCATGCGTAATAAAGGTAATGACCGTTGATGGCGATGCGCGCCGTCTCGGTGGCCGGCAGGCGGAAGTCGCACGTGCCCTGCTTAACACGGGCCGCAAGGTCGGCTATCTCAAGCAGCACGGAGTTGTAAGCGTCCTCGGCCTGTTTCTTCATAACCTTGATGTCGGCCAGCGTCTTTTCAAGCTCCTCCTTGCGCTTGGGCGCGTCGTTCTCCTGCTTTACGCAGTATTCCTCGCGTATGGCGGCTATCTCGAAGTCGTCGTACTTGCGGCTGACTACCTCGGCGTCGGGGAACAGCGCGTTGAACTTATCCTTGATTACGTCTATCGCCTCTTGGCTTTTCTTAGCTCCCTTGCAGAGCGTAAGCACGTCCTTGAACATTTCCTTCTGCGCCTCCGTGAGGCAGAACTCAATCTTTTCAGGGCGGTGGTTTGCTAAATCTGTCAACATAAATCTTTTACTTTTTAATTTTTAACTCTTAACTCTCATACGTATTCTTGGCATTGCTCTATCTGCCTTTGGGCGTAAAACAACGCCTCGCCCTCGTTAGGCGACGGCAGGTACAATCCGCATTCGGCACTGCTGTAATTCCTGAAACGCTCTATGGCCTCGGTCATTTCCAGCTTGTCAAGCTCGGTGGAGCTGCGGATGTACTTTATCATTTGCCCTCTCTTGTTCGTCCTTGTCCGCTCGAAGATGTCACGGTTGCAGAGCTTCTTGAAGATGTCGAATTTGACTTCCTCAAGCGTATAGCCGAACTCCGAGGCGAAATACCCCAACAGCACGTGAAGGTAAGAGTTCTGCGCCAGCGTCCTCTGCGTGTTCTTTTTCTTCATCTCGACATACGCCCCGTCAAGCACAAGACGGTTGGCGGCTTCCTTGAAACGTTGGCGGTCGTAGGGGTTCTTCAGGTCGTAAAGTGCCATTGTATTGTTTTTTAGCAGACAAGCAGTCAGTAACGAGCAGACAAGGGGATTTGCCTTGCCACTCGTCTGCTGCATCAAAACGGAAGGTCGTCTTTTGCAGGATTGCCTTGTTCGTCAACGTCGGGAGGGAACGGTGCAGGTTGCGGCGCGGCTGTCTGCGGCTGGTGATTTTGCGCGGCCGGTTGCGCCTGTTGTACACCGCTATTGTAACGCTGGTACGGCTCAATCTTGTAGGCTGTGATGTTGGTGAAATAACTTGTCTTGCCGTCTTTCTCGACCTTGCGGCCTGACAGCACGAACGACACGGTTACGAACTGGCCTACTTGGTAGTTGTTCAAATCGTCAACATGCTTGCCGGTGAACTCGAACTTTGGGTAATTCTCCATTTTCTCACCGGTCATAGTGTCAAAACGCGAGCAGTCAAGCACTACTTCCCTTTTGGAGAAAACCTTGTCTTGATAGGGGATGTTCTCAACTTCCCCTATCAAGAGTATGCGTCCTGTTATTTGGTTTGCCATAGCCTAACTTATTACGGTGAACTTGAAATTAGTATCTTCAAGGAACATTTCAAGAGCTTGGAACATTACGGCTGTCCCCTCTATCCGCAAATCCTTGACAATCACGTTTTCAAGAGGGGCGGCAGACTGTCCCATAGCGTTTGCGAAAGCGTCGATAACGTCAGCAAGACCGTCATCTTCTATGTGCCCGTGGCTTTGCTCTTGCACGTCGTTTACAGGCTCTTCCTTTTTCTCACAAGGATTTGTCCCATCAACAGCAGCCTGTTTGGCCGGGGCGGATTTCTCACGCTCAAGTTTAAGCCTGTTGGCGTATTCGACAGTGGTCTGCAAGTCAAGGCTTTCCTTGTAGCGTGCAACAAGCGCATCGTAATCGTCGAAATGGCTAAGGACTTCGAGGGCCGTCTTTATTTCGGCAATGCGTCCTTTGATTTCACTTTCAACTGATTTGAGCGACATTGACTTGTTGAGCCATTTCTCGTTGAAAATCAGGGACAAGTCTATCCCTAATTCATCAAAGCCGCAGTTGTGGGCGACATCAATAATGGCATTGCGCTTTTCTGCCTTAACCCTTGTATCGTCTGCTTGAATGACAGTGTCTATCTTTGCCACAGCCGACTTTATGAGCTTTACCGTTTCATTACAAGTGACCTTGAACTCGTCGAACGGTTTGCTCCATTCCTTTTCAAGCTCGATGCGCTTGTCGTTAAGGGCTTTTGCCGCCTTGTTCAAAAGGGCTTTGTCGGCCTTGCACTTGGGGATGTCGTCAGTGCTGTAATTGCTTGTGTCGTACTTCGGCAGCATTTCCTCGACAAAAGCCTTGACCTGTCTTATGTTGGTGGTGATTGTTCCAAGCGACAGCTTGTCTATGCCGAGCTGCACGTCCTTTTCTTGGATTTCAACAATCTGCGTGTTATCGTTGTTCATTGTAAGTTGAATATCTTTTTATCGGTTATCAAACTCCTGTTATCATTCAAGAACCTTATGAAGTCCTCGCAATGCCGGGTAAGCAATGGGATGTCGCGCTCCTTGACGAAAGAGTAACTCTCGGTATAAGTGTTATACAACGTCTTGCCTAACTCGACGATGTTGTACTCGAAGTCAGGCACGTCGCATCCGTTCTTGAGCAAGGCGTAAGGATAGACACGGTGCTGCCAGTGGTCCTTGAACTTGCCTACATAATACTTGCCGGTGGTTTTCAAGTCGTGGGTGCAGAACGGCATCACGTAATCTATATATCCGTAAAGCAGCACGTCTCCGAAAACGGTAGGCAGGATGGCCTGTACGTATTGCTGAGCCAACGCTCCCTTGTAATATCCAGCAACCTCACGGACAAGCGACATGGGGAAATAAAACGTGCTTCCGTTGAGCGTGGCGTTAAGTCCTAAAACTTTGCCGTACTCGTCTTTTACTCTCTTGACACTTACATTCTTTGAGTTCCTATGTTGAACCATGCAGTCTATAACCTCGTTGAACGCAGTGCCTTTTGACGCGGCTTCGCTCTCGAACGGTACGCGGTTGATTTTGTCTATCAATCCTTGGAACTGCTTTTCCCTGAACTCATCCAGCGAGAGAGGGGGATTTTCAGAATACCCCCAATATCTCTCGTAGATGATGTCGCTGTCGAGCAAGTCTTGGTAGCCGTCGAGCAACGTAGGATAAATCCTGTAATTTACATTGTTCATGCGGCCTCCGGGTCTTCGTATTCCTTAGTTTCCTTATTGTAGACAAGTTTAAGTTCCTTCACCTTCTTGCCGAACAAGTCCCTTGCCTGCAACACAATGGAACTGCCGTGCTTGGCGTATTCCTTGATGTTATCCTTGACAAACATATTGGCCGACTGGGCGTCGCAGATAAGCGCGATGTTGTCTTTGAGTTGCGATAGGACTTCGTTGTATTCAGCTATCTTCTTTTCCTTGACTGCTATCATGGCGTTGTACTTTGCGATGATTTGCTTCTCGATGAAATCGTTAGCGGCTGTTACGTTGCCGTTGCGGTCAAGTATGGTCGGGATGTTCATGATGCCTGGCAGTTGGCAGGTGTTCTTGCCGTCGTTCCTGCTGGTGGGGTCGAAGGTGATTGTCCTTTTCTGCAATCCGTTTTCGTTCTTCATTTCGAGATAACCCAACAAGTCGAGTTCCGTGACGATGGAGTTGTAGTTCTTCTCCCTAAGCGCAGGGATGAAAACAGTTTCCTCGCCTTCCTTTCTCGTGTCCCTGTGGGCTACGAATATCACGTTTTTGTTAAGGCTCGACAAAGCGTTGGTGAACCACTTGAAATCGTTGTTTATAGCCCCCCAGTCCTGTATTCTCGGCTGGTATCCATTGCAACGGTAGGCGATGATGTAATCCATCATCTTTCCAATGGTGTCAACGACTATTGAGTCAAAGTCGTTGAGTTCATTAGGAGAGCTTAGCAGATAGAGGATGTCGTTCCAACTTTCAACTTGGACTATACCTACCTGGTCACCCAAATGGTTTGTGTTCACACGCTTGACACCGTTGTCGAAGTCAAGCAAAAGCGGTCTCGGTGCGGATAACGCAAGCGTACTCTTACCCATTCCTGCTTGGCCGTAAATCATAATCTTGATGTTCTTTACGACCTTGATTTCATTACTTTTCTTAATCAGACTCATTGCTCTTAGTGTTTAAATGTTGTTGAATAAATCGTTTTCTTTCACGTATTTCACAAATTCGCTTTTCTCGTGGATGCCGAGTTTGGCGTAGACGCTCCTGACGTGGTTCTTAATCGTGTTTGGCGATATGAAAAGGCGTTCGGATATTTCATCCTTGCCAAGTCCTTCATAAACGAGCTTCATTACCCTTAATTCGGCTACTGACAATTTCGCGTTGAACTTGGGGTTGCAGATTACATCTTCGTACTTGCATTCTCCACGCAACGGGCAATCAACCTTCTCGAAGTTGAAGTTTCCGCAAACGTCTGTCTTTGCCGTATCGAACTTGCCGAAGTTGCACTTGCAGAACCTGCGCACCATCAGGAACTGGTAATACCTTACGTTGGCGGCACTCTTTTGGTATTCTTTCAGCAAAGCCTTGTACGCTTCAGGGTAACGTTCACTAATGTCAAGCAGCAACTCCTGTATGAGTTCAGTGTCGTTTTCCGTAAGCCTCGCATTGGTTCCTTCAGCGGTGCGATACCAAAGCTCGTCGTCGAGCGTGTAAAACTCTACAGCTTCCATAGCTCCTCCTTCGGTATGCCGGTATGCTTAGACAGGACTTCAACGTAATGCTCTTTTGTCGGTTTGGCAGTGCCACGTATCCAGTTGCCAACTGTGTTGTACGTAACTCCGCATTCATTAGCAACCGACATGATGAAATCGGACTTGGGGCACGATGCCTTGGGTAGGCTGTCGTAATAGTCCTTGAGGGTCATTTTACGGCTTTCTTCGTGTTTCTTATTTGTCATACAAATCATTTTTGTTATATTTGCAATGCAATAAAAGTATTAACAATGCAAAGATATAGATATTTTCTTAATAATCTACATAGAATAATAAGAAATATCTTTGCTTTAACTTAATTTATCATGGAAGGAACAGGGGACGAGAAAAAAGAGCCTACTATGGGGCAGAAAGTAATCAATGCAATCCTTGAACGCGAAAATATAAACACTTCAAAGCTGGCAGAGGAAATAGGACTGAAGGGTTCTGTAAAAAACCAAACCCAATCGTTGTATGATGTACTACGCGGCAAGACAAAGACAATATCGCCACGGTTGGCAAACATAATACACAAAGCCAAACCAATGTACAGGCTTGAATGGCTGATAACAGGAGAGGGCGAGATGCTGGATTATGCAGCTGGTACCGATATAGTGGTAACAGAACGTCAGGAACGAGGGACTGATGCTATGGATGTGATAAACAGACTTGTGGAGATTAACGCGCAGAAAGACGAGGAACTGCGCAAGTTGAGGACTGCATACGAGCATCTTGCACGCTGCTTCGAGAAACTGGCCGGTGACAATCCGGCAAGCATAAAGACGGCGAAATCTGTTTAATCTACATAGACGGCAAATACTACTGGGCATGAAACTTAACATATCGCCTGAAGGCATCGCGGTGACAAAACGCTTCTTCCTTGCGCTTGACACGCTGGCGATGCAACGCAAACTGAAAAGCGTAAGGGCGTTTTCTGAAAAATACAGCATCAACGGCTGGAATTTAAGCACCCTGCGCAAAGAGCCTGACAAGCGGCTCGTAAAGGTGGAATGGCTGTCGTATCTCGTGGCAGACTACGACGTGTCGGCAGAATGGCTGCTTACAGGAGTGGGCACTATGTTCAAAAGCAGCCAAATAAATTCGCATGGAGCCGATGTAATTGCAGGAGAGGATAAGTTGTAGGGTTTTGAGGTAGAAACTTCTTAGGAACAAAAATAACCAGCATTGCGCCGCTTTTGCATGAATTGGATATATGCAGGGCGGCGCATAATTTTTTACTACAATTCAAATTCGGATTGTAATGCAAGCACAAATTTGTGACGGTGCAAATCAAAGTCAGGACGGCAAAAACTTACGCGCGCACGCACACGCACGTATCAAATAGCTAATAATTATATAATATATATTATCTTAATCTTCTATATATATTATTTTATTTGTCTGTCAACGATTTTTCGCGCGGTTGGACGGTTTTCTTGACGACGTAAAAATAAAATAGGCATAAACTGTTGATATGTAACATTTTACGTATGAATAAAACAAAGCACTTACTTGGACGTTTGGCACATTATTGATATAAAAGTTTTCTTATCGTCTTGGACGGTTTCTTGGACGGTTTTTATTGGCGGCTTGGACGTTTTTATTTGATAATGTCTGCAAAATGTTGATATATAACGCTTTATGCACACTTGAAGTTGGTCGTTTTATTTCAGGGCGTTGGTCGATTGCTTGGCAGGGGTTGGTCGTTTTGTTGGTCGATTTTCAGCCTTTGTTGGTCGTTTTGTTGGACGGTTTAGAAATGTGGATATGTGTAATTTGTTGATATGTAAACATTTACAGACGTTAGAACTTGGTCGTTTTGTTGGTCGATTTTCAGCCTTTGTTGGTCGTTTTGTTGGACGCATAGGGAAAGTTGGGGAATATATACCAAAGAAAACCCCTGCTATCCTCACGGACGGCAGGGGCAAAGAACACAAAAATAAACAATAACCTCACTCGTCCAGGAGGTTGTCTACGACATTGCAGACGAGCGAGAGGTTTTCGGAATTGCGAACAACAGCGTCAAGCGTGTTTTGCACTTGCCCGAATGCGGATACAACCCTGTTTTTCTCGTTTTTCATGTCAGGGCTGTTTAGGAGGTAGAAAGACAGGACGCGCGAAATGGCCTCGTTGTCGTAGCCTGTCTTTATGGTCATCAACAGGTCTTTGAGGCTGTCAAGCAGGTCTTTCATTATTTCCTCGTCGTTCATATACTCGTATCTGTCACGCGCCTTGTCACCGGCGTATTTGATTAAATCTATGTCTTGGAACTTCATAATGTATTGATTTTAAGATAGTTTACTAAAATAAGATGTCGCCGATAGTGTCCTTGATTTTCACGGCCTCCTTGCGTATGTCAGCAAGTTCTGACACGGCATTGTCAATTATTTTCAGCAGCTCGTCAACGCTGCTGTATGCGTGAAGCGAGAGACGCAGCACTTGGTTGTCGAGAATGCCGTGGTACACGGCGGAGTTCCTGTCGGGGATGCTGGCAAGCACGCTCATGAAGCCGTCGTCGGGCTTGGGCAGACGGTAATTAGTGCGCTTCTCCACTTCAAGTTCCTCAAGTCTGTTTATGATTTTCTCCCTTAATAATGCGTCATAGCCTGATGCGAGAATAAGGCAGCCTTTGGGTGTGAGGTTATAGCAGGGTACGTCCTTGTAGCCTCCGTTCGGTTGTGGTTGCTTGTAGGATGATAACTCAAAATTGAATTGTGATACACCTTGGTCTAACAGGTTGCGAATGTCTCGCATGACATTGAAATGTTGCTTTCCTGTAACTTCAGCTATTTCAAGCGATGTCATGCCGCCGTTGCGGACGATTGTCAAATCATTTGCTTTTTCCATAAATCATTTCTCCTGTATGTTTGATTAAAATTCATTGCCCTTAGTGTTCTTGTCTTAGTTGAGGTTCAATATTTCGGCAACTCTTTCACACGCCTCTTCTTTAGTCTTGTGGTAGGTAAGTATCTCATTGCTGATATAAGGCTTGCCTTCCCATGTGAGCACCTCAAAATGTTTCACCCAGTGCTGGCCGTCCCATAAATCCTTTGAAGATACGTCTACGGCGTTGTCTATTGAAGCGTCAGCGTTCCTGTAAAAATTGTAAGGGAAGCCGCTGAATATGTTTTTGAGTTCCGATTTAGAAGTTACTTTGTAATGTTTCATTGTTATTGTCCTCCTATTGTTTAATTGGTTATTGATTTATTTTTGTATTGCAAAGATAATTATAAATATTGATATTCCAAAACGTTAAAACATTGAATATCAGCAAGTTATCTATGATTAACTATTAAAACAAGAGGTGCAACGTTTGCTAACATTTGAATGTATGCAAAGACTTCCATAAACAAAAAAAGAGGATGCAGCCGGCATCCTCTTTTTTTTGAAACGTTGGAATAAAGATGTGGATTTTCCATTAATAAAGCGAGCAAAGATACCTGTATGCCTTCAAGTATCTGTTAATCCTCGGCAAGTCGTTATCTGTAATTTCAGGCAGACGTTTTATATCGAGGTTGTCCTCCAAGTCATGTATCTTTACTTTGCGCCCGATAGGGTTTAATGCGCTGCGCCTGATGAAGTCGTCGTAACTCTCACAGTCGTTGCGCGTGACAGACAATACGGCATTGACGATGTTCCCTGGGAAGCCTTGTGACGAGAGATAATCAGCGGTTATGCAGGTATCCTCGATGGTGTCATGCAGTAGGGCTACTATTCGCTCGTTCGCGGTATTACATTTTTCTGCCACTCGTATTGGGTGAAGTATGTAGGGCTTCCCGGCCTTGTCAGTCTGTCCTTTGTGTGCATTGGTGGCTATTTCCAAAGCAAGGGCTTCAAGTTGTTCATCTGTACGCATCATATTCGGCTTTTGTTATTTCACGGCCTCCAAGTATTATTTCACAGACCGTTTCATTGGATTGTGGCACTTCACATTCACAGCTGCCTTTGTGTTTGATGAAAGCGGTTGTGGCGTTGCCGCCGAACTTAAGCCTCACAACGGCTTCTTCAAAATCATCAAGCAGGTATATCGTTTGTCCCTTTCGGAGCTTGTCTGTTAATGTTTTTTGGTTCATATTTGCGTGTAAAGGTAACTATTTTTATTGGAAGTGACGATAATATTCTTCAGATTTTTCTGCAATTTTTCTCGCTTTCTCGCTTCCTTTGTCAAGTAATCGCCATTGTTCGTAGTATTTGTGCCCTAAGCCGCCTTCAATGCCTGTTTGCTTGAAAATTTCGTTCCAGCGTTTTTCTCCGAGGATGCGCTTTGCGTTTCCCGGCGTTTCCTTTGCATAAATCATCTTGGCTGTGTTGACCTGTATTTCTGCTATAAGGCCGTTTGACGTCCTGATATTCACAATGTTGCCGCTGTAGCCCATGAAACTTTCAGGGCGTTGGCGTTTAAGGCGTACAAACGACGGACTGCCTGAAAGTGCAGCCAATGCCTTCTCTACACCTTGTTCTGGGACGATTACTGTTGTCCTGACGGCATCCTTTATGTCGTATGGCGAAATCATTTCGGTGTTGACTTTACGTGTTATGGATGCTTCGCTTTTATAATTTACAGGCGTGACAATGCCATTGGCGGCTAAAGCCGCTTTATGTGCAAAGGATTGAACTTCTGCTCCTGACTCTTTGGCTTTCTGCATTATCTCTTTCACAGAACGTTTTATGCTAATGCCTTTATATAGTTCTTTGTTGTCCTTGAGGAAATAAGGGAGCGTTCCACGGCGTTCAGCTTCAGCTATCCTGTCTTGGTTGTTCAGAACCCAACGCTTGAATGCGTCGGGCACGTCCTTGACTTTTTTCGTGGCATCGTCGGCCATGTATTCGTCGTCTGTCATCACGACGGGCACGGTGTAGCACATGCAGTTCGGGTGCCAGCCGGTGAACTTGAAGTCCTTGGGGTAGCGGCCTTTGAGGTCGTCGCAGATGTCGGGGGCGGGATGCCGTCCGCTCAGCTTCACGTCGAAGCCGAGGATGAAGTCGAATTGCTGCCAGCGCAGATGCTCCGCAGTGCGGTAGGCCATGTTTATCTCGCTCCGGGCAAGGCGCATCGAGGCGTACTCGCAGTCATGACAACGGGCGGCGTGGCCGAACTTGTCGGTGTAGTCAGCCTTCATCTTCGGGAAGTCTACGAGGTATTGGCTCAACCTCTTGCTTAGGGTTATGGCAGACGTGCCTCGCTCGATGGCCACGGACAGGGCGCATTCAAGCTCCTTCTTCAGCTCCTCGGACTGCCGCCACAGCTTTTGCGAGAGTTTGAGGCCGCGGTCCTTGCGTTGTTGAAAGGCTTTCAGTGCGGCGTTGTCTGTTTGGAAATAGTGGTTGTACTTGTCGCCGCCCTTGTCGAAACCGTACACTTTCATCGCCTTCTCGACGAGCAAGTCCTGCAAGAGGTTGCTCTGCTTCCATTCTTCAGATGTGCCTGAATAAATCAGGCTGTTCATCTGCGTGGCGTAGTCGGCCATGAGTTGCCCGATGAGCGACGCGAGTTCGGGGTAGTTCTTGAACAGGAACTCCACTACTCCGTCGTAGTCTGTCAGGCTTACCGCATTGGCAAGGCGCAGGCAAATATCATCGTATATGCCCTGAACTTGCGCCATATACTTTGCAAGGCGTGCGTTCAGGGCATCGTATGCTTTCTTTTGACTCGGTGTCTTTGGCTTCATCTCTTTGGTTTGAATTTTCCATTTTCACACCTACGGTTGAGAACTACGCTCCACTTCTCGAACTTGCAGCGTGCGAGCGTCGGTTCGCCTGTAAGGCTGGGCGAATGTTGGTCGTAGCTGTATGCGCAATCTTTGCATTTGCCGATAGTGTTACGCAGCTTGTCAGTCTTTCTTGCACACATATAGATTGCATCTTAGTTCAACTACGGTATCGCCGTCTTTGGTGTAGACCATTTTCTGCAAGTCGTTATTCTCAATGGCATAGAAAATGTCATGCTTAGCCTTGGCCTCGGCCTTCTTTATGAGGGCGAGCATGGCGGCACGGGTTGATTTCTCACCTGTGTCTTTCTTGTAAGCCTTTATGTCTTTCTTGCCTATGGAGTACGCGCTGCCGCATGTCATGGGCTTGTACACTTCTTCTTTCTCAAACACGGGGACTGTCTGCTGTGGATTAATTCTTACGGCCAACCTTACGAGCCAGCTTGCTATCTTCTTTCTCATAATCTTAAATGTTATCGTCAATGTAATCGAATACTTGTTGCAGGGTGACGTTCTTTTCAAAAATCTCTTTGAGGATGTCGTCGGTGTCGTTGCCTAGGATGGGGCCGTTGCAGAGCTGGTGGAAGTCAATCTCGCCGAACGATATGTTCATTTCAATAAGTATCGGCTCTGCGTCCTCGCCGATGGCGAAGTCCCACGAAACAAGGCGCGACACTCCGTAGAACCGGCAAGCGAGCTTCTTTGCAAGCTCTAAACATTTACCATATCCGGGCACTTCAATTCCTGCAAACTCTGTACCTTGCGGATGCTTGTAATAAGCGTTGGCTTGCGCGTCGTATGCTACGTTTTTCATGCTTCCTGCTGTGTCAATTCCGCAGACTATGCCACCGCTGCTGCAATTATCCACCCTGCTGCCATTCACGCCCATCCTAAGCACTGACGACAAGGGCTTGCACACGCCGTTTCTGTACAGAGTTATTATACGTACGGTGTTGATGCTGCTGCCGTTAATGGTGGCCAATGCAGGATGCTGCCTTATGGATTCTTGGATGACGTACTGCCGGTATTCGTTAGAGCCTCTGAACTCCTTGCAGTTCTTTTGGCTGACGAAATCAAGCAACTGCTCGAAGCTGTCCTCCTTTGCGTCCCAAAACATAACGCCGTGGCCTCCGAACGAGCCTATGGCAGACTTGACAACGACATGTTGTGCGTCATTGCATATTTGACGGAACTTGTCAACTGTGACTGGGTTGTAATTTTCATCCATGAACACGTCGTTGACTTTCCTCGCAATGGTGGCAGGGCGTTTGACATCGGCAAAGTACAGGTCGTAAAGGTTCTTGTCGTCAATGGCCGTGGAACGCTGCGGATTGGTGAAATACTCGTCAACGAAAGCATAGAAGAAGCTGTCAGGAATATAATACTTCAACTTGGCCTTGTCAGTTTCGACGGCGTTGTACACTTCAAACCACTTCATGCAAAGCAAGTCAATGTGCCAAAGCAGCTTGTCCCTCCAATAATTTTCTATGTCCTCACGCTGCGCAGTGGATAGGGGCGCAAGGTTACGCTCCTTCTGCCTTACGTACAAGTCGTTGTTTACAAGTCGCTGGACTGCGGTCTTTACCGAGAAGTCCTGACGCGACACATACAGTTTCTCGTCGTTGCTTAATAGTTTCCTTACGTTCATTACTCTTTATATTTCTTGGTTCTGCATACTGAAAGCGGTTGCCCGTGCGGTGTTCTCGGCCTTCGTTTCTTTCTGTATCTGTTCAAGCGTCTCGTTCGGGTCTGTTGACTGCCCGAACTTGATTATCGACTCAAGCTGGCTCTCTATCGGCTTGCCGCCGTTGGCCTTCATGCGCTTGTTGATGTCGGCAAGCTCGTCATTCTGTATGAAGGGAGTGATTATGTGCTCGCAGGTGACATTGTCAAGGTAGGGCTTCCACTTGCCGTTCATTTGGGCGAGGAACGCCTTTATGACATTGAACTCCCTCTCAAAGAACTCTTGCCACGCTCCTGCCTCGTAGCCGATTTTCAGGTGCGCGTCGGTCAAAAGCGTCTGGCGTGCGTCATAGCCGATGTTGCCGAGCCCCTTCATGTTCTCAAACGATATGTCGGGCATCTGCGACTGCATCCAGTACAATTTGAGCATCGTGTCAACATGGTACTTTATGGCTTCTATCGCTTGCGACCACGACACGTATGACACGTCGCCGCCGTTCTCAACGCGGTATATCCTGCGGCTCTCGCCCTTGTCCTCCATTCCTTGTATTCCGCCTGATATTTTCAAGACAGGGGCGGCGTTGTAGGCTATAACGTTGCTGTTTCTCGACAACGTGTATTCAATCTCCTTGCGCAGGGTGCTAAGGCCGTGGTAGACGGGCTGCAAACGCCAAACATACGCTCCGGGTATCTTGCCGATTACGATTTCCTCGCCATTGGTGGTTTCGTCGTTGTCTCCAACTTGCGCGGTAAGCTCCTCCCAGTTGTTGCCATCCATGCCCTGCCTCCATACGTAATGGCGGTTTTCGGTGTAAGTCTCGAAATAAGTTATCACCTTGTCCCCGACTTTCTTCCTATACTCGAACGACATCGCTTGCATGTCGTCAAGCTCGTCTATAAGCGGATACAGCTTAACTCCGTCCATTGGCGAATACGTCTTGCATTTCAGCTTGTAGTTGCAAGGGAAGCCGTACAATGCGTTTTCCTTTTTCACCGTGTACCAAATGGTAAACACTTCGCACGCGGCGTAATACGCAAGTCCACGCTTTAGGTTTACAGTACCTATATGATTGTTTTCGTAGATTTTCTCGATAGCGGCCTGTATGTCCTTATAGACACCGTTATCATCAGGGTAATGGTAGATGCGCTTTACTGGTATGGAAAACGTGAATTCAGACATTCGCAACGACAGCAGCTTTTCAAGTCCTAACGATATGCGTGCTGATTTTTCAGTGCCGTTCTTCTTGTCCTTCAAGTTCACATGGTCTTTTGTGACTTCATGCAAACTCGGCTCGTATTCATTCACGAGCTTTCCCCAGCTTGGTACGGGCACGGACTTGTCCTTCAGGTTGGCGATTATCTCGCTTGTACTCATGCCGTTGAAATCTATGATGTCTGTAATCTTTGCCAT